TACTATTATATAGGTACTTCATATTATATATTAAAATGTCAAAGAAAAAGAATGAACAGTTAAGCAAAATAGATCAAGAGATAGAGTTTCTACTTAATCAACAGAAATATCTTAATGCTTCTAATTCTCTATATGATTTCCTTAAAGTTGGGTTTGAACACGTTGAATCTACTCCATTTAGAGATAGTAGATTAGCTCAAGCGTTAAGCGAACATTTAGAAGCTGTAATGGCAGGACAGATTAAACGACTCATTATCAATATTAGTCCTCGTACAATGAAAACTCTGTTAACTGGGGTTTATTTTCCTGCTTATTGGTGGTTGAAGAAACCTCATCTTAAGTTTATTTATTGTAGTTATAGCTTTGATATTGCTAAGGAATGTTCTGAGCAATTTAGAAAGCTAGTTAATGATGATTATTACTCTCTAGTTCAAAATACTATGGAAGATCTAGTAGATAATCCTATAGAACTAATAAAAGATACTGAGAAAGTAATTTATAATAATTATCAAGGTAAGAGATATACTATTGGGATTGGCGGTTCTATTACTGGTAAAGGAGCTGACGTAATCATTCTAGATGACCCATTAAAAGCTAGTGAGGCAGATTCTAAAAAAGTGGTTCTTAAGACTAATAAATTTGTAGGAGGAACACTTATTTCTCGTTTTAATCCTTCTAGTGAAGAGAAAGCACTTATTGTTATTCAGCAACGATTAAGAGAGAATGATACTTCTGGTTATTTAATAGAAGAGATAGGCGGATTTGATAGATTAGTTTTACCTTTGCTTTATACTGGTGTTTCTCCTAGTTCTACTAAATTGGGTTTTAAAGATTGGAGGAAAAAAGTAGGAGAGATATTAGTTCCTGAACTTCTTGATATAGAGACTATTAAGAAGATGGAGATTGAGTTTACTCCTTTCGAGTTTGAACGTCAGTGTCAGCAAAATGTGAAGGGTACTGCTGGTAACGTTATCTCTAATAAATACTTCAAAGAATTTCAGAATGCTCCACCTTATGAGCAATATATTCTCGCTGGTGACTTAGCACAATCAGTAAATGACCAAGCTTGCTATACAGGATTAGTGATTTTTGGTATATATCAAAATAAGTATTATGTAGTAGATGTAGTAGAAAAGAAATTAGGTTTTGATGATTTAATTATTGAAGTAAAAAACCTACTAAATAAATATCCTTGTGCTTATAAAATTATAGAAAATAAAAGTGTCGGCCCTGCTTTAGTTTCTGCATTATCTCAGCAAATCCCTGGTTTTATTGCATTAGAACCTAGAGAATATGGGACAGATAAAGAAAGTCGATTAAAAGCTACTATTCCTGCATTTATGTCAGGTAAGATATATTTTCCTACTAAAGAAACTTGTGAGAAGATAGTTACTCTAAAAGACCAATTAGTAACTTTTCCATTATGTAGGAATGATGATGTAATGGATGCTTTCTGCTATGGAGTTTTATGGTTAGAGAGAAATAGTAGAGTAGTAAGTAGCTCAGAAATACTTCAAGTTCCATCTGAATATATAAAACAAAGAAGGAACATCTTTATTGATACTCCTTCTCCTAATATATTTGGTTCTACTAATACTTCTACTAGATTTAGATTTTGATTAATCTACTTCTTCTCAGGTTCTAAGAATGTATGACCTCTTTTAGCAAATCTCTTTCTAATAGTATCGTTTAATGCAAGCTTAGGTCGAAAATAACCTTTTACATTTAAGAAACTATTATTACCAATATCTCTACGTCTTGTATCAGGTAAAGTCTTAAGCTTAATAACTCCTAGAGGAGTCGTTACTTCATTACCTTCTTCTAGATATTGAATGATAGATTCAAAAATAGAATCAAATACTTTAGATAATAGAACTTGTGATAGAACAGCTTCAGAGCTTTGTTTTACTTTAGATTGAATGCGAAGTATAAGATCTTTCTTCGCTACTTTAGGAAATGTCATGTATGTTATATTGAAACAGTATTGCTTCATTATAATGTACACTTCTATTTATGGCAACAGTATTGAAAAAGAAAAAATCTAAGAGTTCTCTAGATATTAATTATGTAGATAAATTCGTTAATAGCGTAGAGAATAAATTATATAACTTTAATCTAATGTTTTTAACTCCTTATAAGAAAGAGTTAGATAATGGAGATTCTAGTGTACTAAACAAAATCTCTAAGAACTTTAATTTACCAACTTTAATAATTAAAAATGCTCTAGATGAATTATGGAATCATCATTGGATATTAGGTCAGCAAGACATATTGAGTAACGAGAAAAATAAGAGAAGTAATTATTCTATATCATCTAATGAGCTAATCACATTTGCTATCGACCCAAATCAAAAGATTGTAGATTCTACAGTAGAAAAGCGAATATTGAAAGAACAATCTATAAGAGTTGCTGCATTACAAAAAGAATTAAATAGAAAGAATCTTAGTCAACCTGATAAAAATACTATAAAAGCTAACTTAGACTTAATTAGTAATGAACTTCAACAATTCTTAGGTAGTTTAGGTAGTAGGAATATCACTCAAGATAAAAAGAATAAACAATTCGCTTCTATAGATGTTAGAGTTCGTGATTTACAAGAAACTATAAGAACTATGGAGCTTAAGTTAAATGAATCTAATGCTCCTAATCCAAATGCTAATGGAATTGATATATTAAACTCTACTGAATTTGGTACTATCTATCAGAATAAGCGAACTCTACTGTTAGCCCAGAACTACTCTGAAGATTATAAGAAAAATGTAATTAAAAAGATTCGAGATTATTTCTCTAACAATGAAGGAGTAAAACCAAATAATAGAGAGCAGAAATTATTTAATGCTTTAACTACTAGACAGGAGAAGGAGAATCAAGAGTATTATCAGAAGTTATTGAAAGACCCTGATTTAAAAGGAGAGGATAGAACTGCTTTAACTGCTATTGAAGATTTTATAGATGTAATTAGAGATACTAAGATAGTTGATGGTAAAAAAATACAAAGACCTCTCAATGATAAACAAATTCAAACATTTGCTACGGGAATAAGCGGTTATGGAAATGATGCTAAAGTTACTCCTCTTATAACTAGATTAAGAAAACAAACTGAGAATAGTGATTTATACAAAGATTTAGCTGACCAATTAATAAAATCAGTTGAGCCGTATCAAGCAAATAAAAAAGTAGCGAGATATCAAGAAAATGTACCTAAAGTAAAAAATGTAGAAGATATTAGAAATCTACTAAAAACTATAAAAGAAAGAGAAGTTAAGAATACTTTGATAGATGGGCAATATAAAGAAGGTGCATGGGATAGTAAAGCATTTAATGAACAAACTAAAAAATATGGAAAGTATAAACCAATTGAGTCTATAGAAAACGCTGCTAGTAATATCTTTGGTATTAGAAGAATCAAAAGAATAGCTGAAACAGAAATATCTCTAGCATATAACTTAGGTCGATTAAAAAAACTAGAAGAACTTGGATATAAAAAAGTTAGAGTAACTAATGAAGCTGAGAATAGAGAAAATAGAGACAGTGTGTTATCTCTAGGAGAACTTCAAAAGGTAAAAGAATCTTATAGGATAAATAAAGCATATAGACTACCTAATAGTAAGAGTTATATGCCAATTCTTTGTGACTATTGTTTAGGTAAGAATAACACTACTTTCGATATTAAATTAGATAAAGTATATGAAAATCCTGTAAACACTTCATTTAATAGATATTCTCCATTTCCACCTTTTCATGTATCGTGTTGGTGTTATTTTGTAGGGGTAGATGAAGGTAAGAAAGAACCTAGCTTATTAAGTGAAGTAGCAGAAACTATAAAGAATACTGTAGTTGCCGATAGTTTATCTAAAGAAAATACTAGCAAAACTACTTTCTATGATGACCCGTTTATTAAGAAGTTAGTTATAGCAGGAGTAGGTTTATTAGGTGTAGGTACAGCATATTACGCATATCACAAATTAATTAAGAATAAAGTTCAGCTACCATTATCGTTACCTAAGACAAATACTAAGAAGATTAATTTACTATCTACTACTAAAGTCGCAAATGAATTAGCAGAAGAGAATCAACAAGCTGCACTTAAAAGTTTTGTAGATAATTTAGATGATACAGCAATGATAGAAGTTGCTCAAAATGCTTCTAAGCTACCATTATCTCCTGTAGTAAAAACTGCTTCTACAGATTTAATTAGTAGTGTAGATCTCTTACTATCTACTAAAGCATTTATATTATCTAATACTACTGAAGCTACTTTAAACAATCTTATATCAGATAATCCTGAATATTTATCTGTTCTCAATAATCTATTAAATTCTAAAAGATCTTATGAAGATATTAGAAATCAGATATTAAGTGGTAAAGCTAAAACTAATCTAGATGACATTTATATAGAATATTTAGAATCTAAACAAAATTATGAATCTCAGCTTAGACAATATTTACAAGTAACTAAAGATAAAAAATCTAGTATTGCTGATTTAAATGCACAACTAAATCTTAGTGCTAAAGAAACTCTATTAGCTAATCGTCAAAATCTTCCTGAAGGTACAAGTTTAGAAGCTGCATTAGAAAATTTAAAAAGTCGTCAAGCTATAGAAAGTAGCAAAACTCAATTAAAAAATATAGAAAGAAATCTAAATAAAGAACTTAGTAGCTTAGAAAATCTTCAGTCTAAAGAAAGTAAGTTAGTTGATTCTCGTTTAGAAGGAAGAGATACTAGAACTAGAGCTGAACAACTTAAGAACTTCGATAGTAAAATACCTTCTGTAAATAAGAGTAGTAAGAACTTAGATTCTGTAGTTAGCAATATCAACAAGATTAAGCAAGACTTAAATGATACTCGTCTCAATATTGATACTATAAGGAGTATTAGTAAGAGACGTTTAGATAGTTCATCTATTACTGATAGAGCTTTATTACTCGATACTCAAAAAACTTATATGAGACAAATACTATCAGAAAAAGAGAAAGTAGTAAGTCAACTTAAATTACTTAACAGCACTGAAAATCTAGAAAACTTCTCTAAACTATATAGATCTGAAATAGCAAATAAAGTTAAGACTAATTATAAATATAGTCAAAATGTATGGAGTAATGCTGATATAACTAGATTAGACTCTACTTATAAAGATGTTAGCAATGTTCTTACTATTAAAAAGTCCTATGAATCATATCTTTTAGAGCTAGATGAGATGTTAGATAAAATGAATAACTTTGAAAGAACTATAGACTCTAACATTCAATTTTCTTTTAGTGATATAGAGAAAAAGAAATACTCAAGATCTATAGAATTAAATAAGCTGAATTCAATATCTAATAGAAGTAAGTGCTTACTTAAGAGATAACCGATATTTAATAATTAAATCTACTATTAATTTTGTTTGTAATTTAAGATAATTGAGATAAGTATTAGTTTCTAAAGCTTTTACTATATGAAAATATTGATTCATTGTTATATCTATCTTTCCATTTTCTATCTTAGACATTTCTGCTTGAGAATAAGAAAGTATCTTACCAAAATCTATTTGACTTAGCTTTCTATCTTCTCTATATTTCCTTAATTGCTTACCAAATCTTATATTAACTGACGACATTATTCTTTGAACGAATTAGTATGATAATAAGAATGGTAGCATATAAATAAATGCTATAACAAAAACATATAAGAAAAGAAGAAATGAAAATTACTCCTAGTCAATATAAGAAAATTAAAAATACAGTATTATTAGCTGGAGCAGGCGGTCAAGTTGGTGGTATTGCAGGATACGGTCTTGGAGGTAATGAAGGGAAAGTACCTTTATTAGTCAAAGGCAAACTTAAGAGAGGTAGTAAGAAGGCTCCTACTGTACAAAGAGCGGCTGCTGTTGGAGGATTAGTTACTGGTGCAGGAATAGGACTGTTACGTAAGAAGTAAAAAATGACAATTATACATTTTAATACTATTCCTACTCCATTAAAAGAAGTAGAGAATGATGACCCGAATTCACTAACTAAAGAAGGTTTAATATTTTACTCTACTGAAGAAGGTAAACCTCATGTAGATAGTAGAAAAAAAGCTCATGACTTCTCACCTGAAAAGATTTATAAGTTAGTAAATAATACTAATAAGCATTTTGAGATGTCTGAGGTCGGTATTCCAGTTCTTACTGAACATCAAAAGAATATTAATAATGTAGTGGGGTTTATTGAATCTCCTGTAGAAGCTAAAGTAATAGACGAATCTTATACTAAAGGAAATCCTAAGTTAAAACATTTACTAGGAAGAGTAGGAGTATTCGTTAAAGATGTAGTTATAAAAACTCCTGAAATTATTGATAGGATGAAGAGAGGTTTAGCTAAGACTGTATCGGCAGGAATTGATTTAGACTCTTTTTCTATTAAAGAACTTTCTCTTGTTGCTCTACCTGCTATACCTAATGCTACACTTTATAGTTATCATGGAAATAAATCATCTCCTAATATGAAAAAAATAAAGAATAAGAATCTTTTGGTTGCTAAAGGTATTACTAATGAAAGTAATTACGCTTTATCTCTAGAAGAAGCTCTTAATGAATCACAAAGTATAGAAGAACAAAGAGAGGAAGCTATGAAAATATTTACAGCTTTTCTCAAAGTAGTGGAAGATGCAAATGAGATAGGTGAAGAAGAAATGGCTTCTATGGGAATCCAAGACCCTTCAGAACTTATTCAATCTGCTGTTGATGATTTAGGAATGCGATTAACAGAAATGTTCTTATCTGCTCCTGAACCGGAAGCTCCAACTACTCCGATACAAAAACCTGTAACTACTAGACCTCCAATAGGTAAAGCTAGAACTTATGGTTTTTCACCCGAGTTAATTGCTTTTAGCAACGCTTCTAAGCAAGTTCAATTTAGTAAATATAAAAAATGAGAAACGTAACAAACTCAGCTCAAGTTAGTAGTCCGGGAGGTGCATTAGCAGTTCAAAAATCTTCTGCGTTACGAGCTACTAGAATTCCTAAGAAACTTCCTAAAGGTAAAGCTGGATTGGCTCTTGCTGGTTTAGCTGCTGCTGGTGGTATTGGAATGGGGATTGCACGAAATCGCAAACCTAAAACTTTAGAAGCCCGTATTAAGAGAGCAGTTAATAAAAATCCTCAATTAAGACGAGCTACTTCTATGGCAACATCAATGTTTAAATAATAAACAAAATATAAAAATATGAAACGAAATAATTTTTCTGATTACGCGACAAATGCTGTATTACAAAAAGGTGGAGGTTTAGCTCTTAGAGGTACTTCTGCTCTTAAACGTATTCCTAAGAAAGGTGGTAAAGCAGGTTTAGCATTGGCGGGATTAGCTGCTGCTGGTGGTCTAGGTGTTGCAGGTGTTAAAGCATTAAAAGATCGTAAAGCCTCTAAAACTGTTGGAGGTAGAGTTAAGAAAGCTCAAAATCAAGTAGCAAGTAAGATTAATAGTAGTGCAGTTGCTAAGAAGATGGGTGTCAAAGTTCCTAGGATGAAGTAATGACTACAGCAAAACAAAGACAAGAATGTTTCCAGCTTTATAACGAAATCACTGAAGGACTAGAACTTGCTTATGAAAATCAAGAGATAAATGAAGCAGAGTTTAGTAAATATAAAATTAAAACGTTAGCTGAACTAGAAGAGTCCTTGGCAGATTTAACTCAACTAAAAGATACAGAATTAATAGAATATAGCAATATGAATACAAATTACGCAAACTTTAATATGCAGTGCTATTTTGTACCTGCATTACTAGAACAAATTGAAAATGACTATGAAACATTGGAAGATGGTCTAATTGATATCCAAAATGTCACTGGTTTTGATGATGAAGATATTGAAGGTTTACTTACTGGTGAACTTGTCCCGACTCCGCAATGTGTAGACATCTTGAATGAACTCTTTTATGAGACTTCTACTGATAATAACAATGCTTTAGGTTTACAAGTTTTAGCAGCTATTGATCGTGGAGATTTAGAAGAATCTGATTTAGAAGAAGGTCTTCAAGCTTATTATGACTCTCAAGAAGATGAAGAAGAGTTAGACGACGAAGATGAAGAAGATGATGAAGTAGAAGATAGTGATTCTGACGAAGATGAAAACGAAGAAGTCACTCAGGACGATGCTGTCTATTCCTATATTGATCCTCGATTACAAGAGTTAGAATCTAAGATTGCTAATTTTGAACTTAACTCAGAACTTAAAAATCGTCTTAATGATGTAGCCGAATTCGCTCGTCAAGGGTTAGAAGACCGTTGGTTATCTCGTGCTAAATATGACTTTCTGTTAGGTTCATTTGATAGAGAAGAAGATAGAGTTGCAGCGTTTTCTCAAGCAGCCGAAGAAGATAACGTAGATCTTGCTACTCGTTTATATGCAGTTCTCTTTGCTCTTGAAGCTGATGAAGCTTGTGGCGAACGAGTCACTTTCTCTTCTTATATTAGTGAACCTCAAACTGCTGCTAAAAGAGATGATGATGAATTAGCCCTTCTACAAATTAAGAAGATGGTAGAAAATCGTCAGTTGTTTAATAAAAATTAATAGGTAAATAAATAATGTTTGTAAGATACGGATCAACAGATTCAGAAAAAGCTATTATTGCCTATCCTCGTAATATTAGGGTTCCTTACCACGTTTATATGACTGGTAAACATATCTCACCTAATAAAGAAGGTAGACGTGCATTAGTAGAAGGTCATTTTGTTTCTAAGAAAGATGGTGTTCATAGATTCCTTCCTCGTTCTAGGGTAACTACTACTCCCAGCGGTAATCGATTTAAAGTTAAAAACCCTTATGTATTTGTACCTGGAGACACTCTTTATATCATTCAGCCAGTAGCAGTATTACCTGTGTCTGGTGTAGGTGAAGCTGGTATTACCATCAATAAAAATAGAACGTTTAAGTATACTCCGGTTGGTGCAGCTAATACTACTGAAGCAGCTAGTATGATTGCTTCTTATTTTAATAGTCAACCTGATATTGCAGAATTGTTAGAACTAATTCCTTCTGGAGCTAATATCTCTTTCTATTCTCCAATTAGTCAACCTCTTGTAACTTTTACTCCTAGCGGTACTCTTGGCACTACTGAAACTACTACTGCTGTAAATACTACTCCTATCGGTACTATCCAAGCTATTGATATTGAGACTGAAGAATTTATCTTTGCTTCTAATGTCACTGCTACTTTACCTATAAATGCTGTAGTAGGTGTTCCTCAAGATGAAGTGTTAGGTATTTTTACTCACTCAGTTGATTATACTGCTGGTGGTATTACTTCTCAGCATATTGGAGTAATTGATGAAGCTAAAGTTTATAAGTTAGCATTGCCTCACTATGATAATTCACTTACTTATGAATGTCCTCGTCTTCATGTTAGAGAAGTTTGGTCTTAGTAATAGAAAGAATAGATAATATATAAAAATTAATAAATATGTCACACGTTGCTACATTTTTCAATGAGCGGTTTATCTCCAAGCAAGTAATGGCTATGGTAGATGAAACTGAACAGAATTTAATTAAAAGAAGTAAGTTAATTGACCCGTATTTCCCTACTCAAATGTTTGATAGTAGAGATTTTGTAGGTCTATTGACTAAACGAGTTGCTCCTGCTGCTTCGATTGTTGCGTATGGCGCTGAAATTCCATTAGTAAACTTTGGTGGAATTGAACGTATGGCAGCTACATTATTCAAGTTGGGTACTTCACGTCTCTATGATGAAGAAACTCAATGGAAAATGATTGAAGCTCAAAATATGGCAATTGCTAAAGGTATTAGAGTTCAACGAGTTTATAACCCTGACGGAACAGTTACTCCTGGGGCAGATGCAGACTTGGCACGAGCTTTATTTGGAGTAGTTGAAGATTTACTTAAAGGTATTACTGACCGAATGGATCACATGAAATGGCAAGTAGCTTCTACTGGTGCTATTGATATGAAAGATCCTAAGACTGGTGCATTAGTACAACTTGATTTCAAAAAAGAAGGTGTTAATTATAATCACTTCCCAGCTCCTTTGACTCAGACTGGTAATACTGTTACTCCTACTCTAAATAAATGGACTGATCATGAAAATGCTCGTGGTCTTGAAAATCTTAGTGATGCAGTAGAAACTTATTATGATACTAATGGTTATGCCCCAGATAAAATTGTAATGAGTCGTAAGTGTTGGAGAGACTTCTTACATCAGAAGAGTACAAGAGATGCTGCTCGTCAACTAACTACTACTGAATTAGGTTTAGTATCTGCTGATATGGGTAAGAAACTATTAGAAGCTCGTGATATTCCTGAAGTAGTTACATTTGAAGAAAAATATCAAGAACAATTACCAGATGGCTCTATTGTAGATGTTAACTTCTTGAATAACAATCGAATTGTGTTCTTGAAGAATAACATGGGAATCAGTGCTATCGGCCCAACTATTGAGTCTGTTAAAGAGGTAGTTGGTGGTGGAGATACTAAGATTGAACCTAAATCTGGTATTTATGTCAGTACTTATGAAGAAAATAAACATCCTGTACATGACGTATCAATGGCAACTGCTACATTTGTACCTATTGTAATGAATCCTAAACAACTATTCTCTTGGCAGGTACGATAATGAAGAAGTACACTTTACTAAATAATATTATTACTAAAGATGGAAATATACTTTTTGCTAGGACTACTCCTTATATGGAAGGTGAGATTCCTAAAGAGTTTATCAATCCACTAAATGTAATAGTTATAGAAGATAATAGTCAAGCGGTTGTATATAAGCAAACCTCTATAGATAATACTGTTAATCATTTAAATCCTCCAGATAATACAACTAATTTAGCTCCTAAGTTTTATGATCCAACTAAATTGACTGTTGTTCAAAAAGTAGATATTAATACCTTAACTTTAGATCAACTTAAAGAGCTTAAAGGTATTGGAGAGAAAACAGCAGTGCAATTAGTATCTAGCAGACCTTATAAAGATTTAGCTGAATTAACTACTAAAGTTAAACCTCCTACTGGAAAAACTTGGGAAGACTTTAATTTTATGTTTGGTGAGCCTTCTACTATTTCTGTAGTTTAATAATCTCTAGTACATCTAATTAATCCTAAGTATAGTTTGCTAGAGAGCTATACTTATTTTTTTTATCTTATATGCTCATTCAATCAAAGATTACAACTCTTCAAGTAGTAAGAGATTGTACTAAAGAAAAACCTCAGATATATTTGAGAAATTCTAAACATTCTATAAGAGATACTATTCCTGTCCTATTAGATATAACGTCTAAGGAACCTATCAAATTAAACAATATAGGATTAACATTTAAGTTATATCATCAATTGAGTGGATTACTACTTAAACAATATGATACTACTAGCTTTGTGTTTCCTATAGTAGAAATGAGTTCTATAAGAGCTATTCTCTATATAAATGGAGTAGATATTAAGACCTTCTATCAAAATAAGACTTTAGAGTTTCCTAATAAACTTCAGAGTATTAGCTACGCTTTAGATATATCCGTTAAGACTACTCAAAATATTTCAAATTATACAGACTCAGGAGAATTTTATGTCTATTAAAACTACTACTTATAGAGAATGGAGAGATAATCGTTTAGCAGGTTCAATAGTTCCAAGATCAGATGATTTACCTTTAGGAGTTAGTTTAGAATCTATGGATAATCCTTCTATCTTAGGAGCTGGAGTATCTATTAATTTCACAGTATTTACTAATACTTCTACTACTAACTTTGGTGTTGGCAATTATGGTACTTATAGTGGGTTATCTCCAATAGTTATAGAACCTAACAAAATCATCTTTAAAGGTTTAGTAGAAAAAGAAGTTATTCAATCGAAGTTAGACCCAAAGCTAGATTCTTCTATTTATTTCGTTACTAAAGCAGTGTTTCCAGATACAGCAGAAGTAACTATAGATGAAGGATATTTCACGTCCAAAGTTACATTGATATAAGAAAAAAAATATGAAACTTAAGATTATTAATAGAACTCCATTAAAAAGTAGAGCTATACCATTTATTGAGTTACAACCACGTTATCTCTATTGGTTAGACACTAATACTGAGATTGATGTAGAAATTATACGAGAGAAAGATGCTCATTACGAAGTTAAATTATCTACTAACTTTCCTGATTCTCCTGTAGGTATTAGAACTTGGTTTATCTATAAGGAACACGTAGAAGTAATAGAGGATAAAAAGAAATCTACTAAGAATATACTTAAAACTGATTATTACTATCAACTAGATAATAACTATCAACCTTACACATCTTGTTTCTTAACTTGTGTAGCAATGCTCTTATCTTTCTATAAGGTGAAGGTAACGCCAGATGAACTATATAATAAATGTCTAGATTTAGGATACGATAGATTTTCTCATCAGGATATTGAAGCGATTATCAAAAGTTATGGTGTTAACTATTATGCTACTACTTCTGGTACTTTTGAAGAATTAAAAAACACTCTAAAAACTGCTCCTGTAATTATTGGTACTTATCTTACTGAAGCTAGTCACATTGTTTTAGCAGTAGGTTATGATAATTCTGCGTATGACGATAGAGGAGCTTTTGTAATTAACGATCCTAATGGAGAGTTTACTCATAACGGCTATATCCATACTCCTACAGCAGGAAAAGAGACTTTATACTCCTACGCTCTTATGGCTCAGGTAGCTGCACCAGAAGGAGATGGAAATTATTGGTTACATTTACCGGAATAAAACAATGAAACATAAAATGAAACGTTCTCTATATTTCACTAAAACATTTCTATTTTCTCTTTTACTTTATCTTTCAGTTATTTATACTCCATTAATTAACTTTGCTTATGAACATAAATTAAGTAGAGGAGATTTAGAAGCAATAGTTATTGGTACTTTTAGTTTCTTTGGAGTTAGCAATGGAAGATTAAGAGTTAACGAAGATATTAGAAGAAGTGCTGAAACTGGAGAACCTATAGGATTACTTACAACTAAAGTAGTTCCTAGTAAGAGAAAAGAAGAGGTGTAAGTTAATGGTTATATTTAGTCTATTACTTGAAAAAGTTGAAGATGATTATTACTACCGATATATTAGCGACAACGTTACTTATTATATACCTTCATACAAAACTGATAGACTAAATAAACCTATTAGCGAATTTGAGTCTTTTGAAGATTATACTAATATTCATGAGTTTTTAGATAAAGTCTATATTGATGGTGAAAATAGAGAAGATTATATAGTTAGTGAAGCTAAAGATACTAAAGAAATATCTATAACTATTATTGGATATAAATATGAAAACTTTATTGTTCTTATAGGAAGTCATAAATCTGATGTTCTATTAGAAGAGACTTTATTTAAAGAAGATTATATATTTCTAATTAGATGGAGAGATAGTAAAGAAGATTTAATAGATGATATATCAGATAATGTAGTTAATCTTTTAGGATATAGCAAACGAGAAATACTATCTAAACCTTATATAGAACTTATACATCCTGACGATATTGATTTATTTAAACAGGAATTAGCAGAACATCTTAGAGAAAGTAGTCCTTCTTTTTATCAAAGATATAGATTACTAGCTAAATCTGGAAAAGCTATTACTATTCTCGACCATTCATGTCAGATCTTTAAAGGAGATAGTAAAAAGACGATTGGTTATCTGAGAGATATTACTGTAGAAACTCAAATGTCTACTAGATTAACTGAGTTAGTACACTTAGATGAAGAAGATTTTAATAGTAGTCTCTTAATTAAGATTGAATGGGATTCTGAATATAGAATAGTACGTTGGAATACTGAAGCTCAAGATTTAATTGGTTGGGGTCACGAAATCCTTGGTAAAAGTATTAGAGAACTCAATTTATTTTCTGATGCAGATTCTATTAAAATGCAAGGTCAATTCAAACGATTATTTGCAAAAGAAGTAGATAACGTAATTAGTAGTTTTAGAATTCAAAAGAAAGAAGGTGGATTTATAGATACTAAATGGTCTAATCGTTTAATTACTAGAGAAGGTAAATTAAGAATTGTATCTTCCGTCATTGATAAAAGTCAAGAAACTCTATTAACTACTCGCTTAGATGAAATGGAAGGTCGTTCTGATTTACTTCTAAAAACTTTAGAAAATACACATCTATCTAATGATGTCTTTACTAAATTAATGCACAACCCCCTTACTGGAAATCCGGAAGGACTTATTAAAGCTGAGATTATCATCAGAAAGTTAGAAGAAGAAATTACTAGATTGAATAATACCATCTTCTACAATAACGATAATAATCTAATGAGTGATATTGCTTTCCTAAAAAATGAAGAACGTGTATTAAAAGATAAAATTAATAAAGTAGAAGAAAGTAATAAGAAGTTGTCTGAACAGTTAGATGATTTATTAAACGTAAATATATTAACTCTATTTAAGAATTTAGATTTTAAGAAAGTTGTAGCAATAATTATATCTGGTTATTTAATATTTGGTCAGTTTGTACCAGCTCTATATCCAAGATTAGTTAAACCTCTATTTCAAGAATATAACAGAGAAATGAAAGAGTTAGAAAGTGGTAAAAAATAATGTGGCGACCATTTGATAGTCCAAAGAAAAGACGTGAAAGATTTATAAAAAAGAATAGTCCGTATCTAGTTCCTTTAGCTGTAGGAGCATTAGCAGCCGGAGCAGATGAGAACGCTACTGGTAGACAAAGACTTAAAAGAGGATTGGTCACTGGTGGTCAAACTTTTGCTGCAATGAAAACTGCTGGAGTATTCGCTAATAGAAAAAGTAAAGAAAACTATTATAAAGGTACTATTCTACCAACTATTCAACAAGCTAAAGGAATAGCTAATAGTGGAGTAAACGTCAGTAGAGAACTGAGAGGTAGAGAAGTGTGGAATCTCAAAAAATCAGGTTTATTAAAAAAAGCTAAAAATATTAAAAAAGAAGCGCAATTACTTCTCCCTTCTTCTAGTAGACCTAAGATATTTTAATTATGTACAAATATATAACGATTGAAAAAATTCAAAGAAGTTTAGGTAGGAGAGCTAATGTATTTAATAGTGATTTGATTCCTAGTGACAATGTATCTGTTATATCTAGCAATATAGATGTCGAATTAATACATGATTTGATAGTTAGAAATGAAACTCTTATAGATACGTATTTCGGAATGATTTATGTTCTTCCTATAGATAGTAGAGATATTCCACTTATCGAACCTATATTAGAAGGTTTTGTTATTAATGATTTAATGATGAGAGTTTATGACCAAGGAATGATTGCTTCTCTAGGAGGAGATGGAGGCTTTGGTTCTACTATATATCAAAAAGCTAAGGAATTACTTAAAGGATATTTTATTGGTACGGGCATTTATATACCAGGAATATCAGCTCCAGAAGATAGTGGATATGGAAAAGAAGCCTATCCTTTACTTCTACCTTATACACCTCAATTAACTAATAGAAGAGATAATATTACTAGGAACTATACAGTAATAGGAACGTATCAAAATAATAGAAGAAATATGGAATTTGACTTTAGAGAAAATAAGTCTAGAGTATTTGGTATAGAAGAAAGATATTGGTAGTAAATAAAAATAATGAGAAAGAGAACTACTTTTATAAACACTACTAACTCGTCTTACTTATTCGGTAGACCTAAGAAACCTTCTAGACTTAAAAGTGCTGCTATAGGAGCTGGAGTTGGGGCTGCTGCTGGTTATAATGCTGGAGGAATAGCTGGTGGGGTAATGGGTGGTTTACGTGGAGCTACTGATAGTTTTGTACGTAAAAATGGATATAACTCTCTCCTTACTAGAGCTAAACGATATGCTTCTACCTCTTTCGCTGGTAAAGTCTCTAATGATGCTAAGACTATTGGTACTCTCTCAGGCGCTACAGGTGGATTGACTGGAGCTGTCAGGGGAGGTATTCGTGGACTTAAAGGTGGTTGGAAAGGTGCTTTAGGTGGAGCAATAAATCAAGGAGCTAAAAGTGCATGGAAAGCTGGTAAGAGAGGAGCTGCTATTGGCGCAGGTATTGGTGGACTTAGAGGATTAAAGAGAAAGAAAAACTATTTACTTCCTATCTCTTAAAATTAGCAATATAGTTTAATTCTCTTCACTCTTAAAATGACTAAACCTAAATGTAGATATCGACAAAGATTTAATACTTGGAAAAGAAGTAGAGAAGCTTCTGAAGTTAGTAGAAGTCTTATAAGAAAAGCTCTTTATCTATGTCCAATCTGTAGAAATCCATTATCTCTAGGAGAAGGTCACTTATTCCACATCATACCTATTAAACTACTATCTCAATATAATTGTATGAGTTTAGTATCTAGCGAATATAATCTTCTATATTCTTGTAAGAAGTGTAATTTAAAGCAGAGAAGTGAGATATATACTGAATGTCTAGAAGATAATCTCTTAACTCTATGGAATAAACTAAAAAATAAATGAACAATGAATAACGCACTAAAAGTAGACAAAATATTTAATTGGCAATCTAATTATCAAAACTCTATAAGAAATAATAATTGTCACATACAAATATATTCTCCTCTATATGATTTTGATATAACTACAAAACGTATAAAAGAAAATCGTAGATATCTAAATCCTAAAGAATATGAATTAGTCATAGCTAGTGATTTTGATGATCATAGTAATGGCTCTATTACTACTGAGATTTATTCTCTAGCATCTAAGGTTATATTAGAAAACACTTTATTAGTTCCACATACTATCTGGATTAATAAATATGAACAACATCATGAAGGTCTATTCAATTTCGACTATAAGATTTCTTTAGTAGAGATAAACGTTAATTATATAGGAAATGAGAGTTTTACTTATTATCCTATATGGCAAGATGAATTAGACTACTTAATCACTGGAGATCCTATATATTTTAGAGAAGTTTGCTCTAGTGGATGGAATCAATTATATGAAAGATGGAAGAGTAAATTGTGAGTGATATAAAGTTTGTAGGACAAGTTTCTTCTACTTATCTATTTGGTAGAGGTAGAGGAAAAGATAAGCAAAAAAGAAAACGAAGAATTATTAACGCTCTTAAAGGTGCCGGACTTGGAGCATTAGGCGGTGCAGTAGGAATAAGTCTAGCTATGAAAGGTGATAGTAGACTATTACGTCATAAGATTATTGATGGTGCAGCGGGTCTAGGAGCATCTGCATTAGGTGGAGCAGTATTAGGTAATGCAGTTTTCGATAAAAAATCTGAAAGTAAAAGTCCACTAGGTAGATATAAAGCTTATCAAGAGAAACAAAATAAAAAAAAGTATAAATCTAGTATTGGTACTCAAAGTTTAGCAGGAGTTGGTGCGGTAATAGGTGCTAAAGCAGGAAGAATAGGTATGCTTACAGAAGCTGCTAATCATATACCTATAGGATTAAAAATAGATAAAAACATATCTCAAGAAAAACAACGATTTAATAAAGAAGGAGCCAGAAGTAGATTTGGTAAGATAGTGCATGACGCAAAAGTAGGTGCTGCTAGTACGTCTGGAACTTTAGCTTTAAACAATGCAGTTCAACAAGTTCTAAAAGTTAAAAAAACTGGAAATATTAAAAGAGATGCTCTAAGTGCAGTTGGTAGAGGTGTCGCAGGTGCTATCTATGGTGGAGCTAAAGGTGTGGTTATAGGTGGTAGTCTTGGCTCTGGTGTAGGTTTAGCCAGAGGATTCGTTCAACCAAATAAAAAGAAAAGTAAATAACAATTCTTAAATCGAATAATAGAAATTAGTTCTCATTAGATAATTTAGTATAAAAGTAAAGTTAAAAATTAAAATAATATGGCAGATAATAAAAGTCCCGCTCAAGCTACAAATTTACTGAACTTCTTAAAAGGTTTAGTCGTTACATCTCCGGTTAATAATAATGTTTTCATTGGTCTATCTACTACTCTTCCAACTGCGGAAGGTGGTAATTTCACTGAACCTGCTGGATCTACGGGTTATGCAAAAGTTCAATATGCAACTGGTGTATCTAACTTCTCAGAACCTAATAAACGTTCATGTTTCAATCAGCAAGAAGTGAAGTTCAATGTTGCTCTTACTCAATATCCTACTGTAGTTGCTGTAGGTATATTCGATGAAACTAGCGATACCGTTCCCCTCTACTTTGGTTCTATTGATTTAGGTCGAAGTATTGAAACTGGTGATAGAGTATATTTTCCACCTCAAGGAATCATTATTCATGAAGTTCAACCTACGTTTACTAAATCTGATTATTTAGCAAATGCACAATTGAAACTCTTACGTAATGAAACTTTTGAAACTCCATCTGAGATTTATTTAGCTCTTGGTACAATGACTCCTACTATGACTGGAGATATTGGTGAACTTACTAATACCAACTCACCTGGTTATGTCCGAATTCCTATTCCTTGTAATGCAGCTAATTGGCAAGTTACTGGACGAACTGCGACTAATCTTATGGAATTAGTATTTCCTATGGCAACCGCACCTTGGGAAAATATTAAATCGTTTGCTTTACATAGAAGTGCTACTGGCAATACCGATATGCTCTACTGTGGAAGTTTTGGAGAGAACAACACTAAAGTTATTTACCTCAAAGATAAATTACGAATTCCAGTAGGCGCAATTACAGTTTCAGAATAAGAGGTATATTATGACGGATTACGCACTCCAAGCGAATATATATACTGATTCTTCTAGTTTAGAGATATCTGATGTCAATTACGATAGAGCATTTAAGGCAACTATAAAGCCAGATAACAGTTCTATGAAGATAGATAAAGTTGAGTATGACAGAGCATTGATAGCTAATATCTATACTGATAAAAGTAAAATTGCAGCATTGATGTTTAAATATACAGCTTATCTAGCTAATATCTATACTGATAAATCTAAAGTAAAGGTAGATGCAAAACGTGATTTAGCTATCTCATCTAATATCAAAGTTCAACCTGCTAAGACTAATATTTTTTTAGGTGCAGATAGGTCTTTTACAGCAAAATTAAATAAAGATAATAGCTCAATTAATATTGTCCCTAAAGTAGATAGAGCATTACAAGCAACTATCGAAACGGATTCTTCTAAATTTAATATTAGTAAGATTGAACGAGATATATTAACTGAGGCACCAACCGGACAAACCTACGTAATTATTAAAGGGGTAGATGTAAGTCTTAATGGTTATTCGCTAGCTAGAAACTCAGTTCATGCTATCAATATCTTGATTTATGGGGATAGATTATCTGAGAAAGGTACAGATATAGAATTTATAGTAAAACGTAATATTTCTGACCCTGATGATTCTGCTGTAATCTATAACTCTACTAATGGTAAAGGTATTAAATTTATCCAGGTAAAAGATATTCCTGAAACTGAACTTAAAGAATATAAAGCACAAATCCAATTGAAAGAGTCAGATTTCTATTTAATTACTAATCAACGACCTACTAAACTTTATTATGAAGTGAGAGTAATAGATTCATTAGACGGTAGATATCCCCCAGTAGAAGCTGGATATTTTAATTTAAGTACAACATTAATAGATACGAGATTTTAAAATGGTAACTCTTTCAGCAGATTTTAGTGGATTAGAAGGATTGAGTAAGAAATTTGAAAATGCTTTGAAGCGTAAGAAAGATTTAACTCAGTTAGAAGCAGGTATTAAAGAAGTATTGGTGGAAGATGTAAAGTTACGTTTTGCTACTGCTCCACTCACTAATAAAGGTGGAATGGCTCATGGTAACGTATTCTGGTCTGCTATGACTCCTAATTGGTTAGCTACTCACCCAGATAGAATGGGTAAACCACTACTTAAAGATACTGGTAAATTACTTAACTCTTTACTTGTTGGTAATGATGAGTCAGTATTTAGTATGACTAGAGAAGGTTTTCAATTTGGTACTAAAGTTGCTTATGCCAAAGACCATCAACCAGATTCTATTGGTACAACTATCCCATTAAATCTACTTCAAGATGAAAGAATTACTGATATGTTTAGGAGTCAGGGTAAACTTGCTCCTAGACCATTTCTCTTTATACATGAAGCACTTAATAATGAGATAGTAGACGTAATATCTGAGTTTATTCTTACTGGAGAAACGAGAATTAGAACCAAAGATAATGTAAAGGAATTAAAAGAATGAATCCTCATACCTTAAATAAACTAATATCTAAACAAAATCTAGGTTCTACTCAGAAGTTCTCTAGTAATATCGTTATCAATCCTTTAGTAGATGAGACGGTTGATTATATAGCTAAATATCTCTACGAATATATCAATAAAGATTACTCAAATTATATAGAAGCTAATCCGGGAGTACAAAGAATCTTGGGAGACGTAGCAATTAGAACTTATAGAACTTGTGATACTTATAATGTGTCTACTCCTGAGTTTCCATTATTAAAGGTTTATAGAACTAATGATGACTGGAGAAATGATAGTTTACTTAGAGCTTCTAATATCTCGATTACTTACTCACTATTAGTTCCACAACAAGAAAGATTAATGCCTCTCTTAAATTGGGTTAGCTATGAACTTAGAAAACTTTTATTAACTCCAAGTTGTAAAGTCAAGATTGATGGAGGAGTAAGAACTCAATATAGAACAATGATTAGTGAGATAGGTCAAAATATGTTTTCCTTTTTACGAGCAGATATATCAATAACTGACTAAAAATAAATAATAAAAATATGGCAATTAGTATAAATTTCAATAGACCAAAATTACAACCTACATTAGAAGAAGTAGTACCAATTACTGCAACTCTAATAGAAAACACTACTGATAAACTTTATGTAGTAGATATAAAATATACAGTTACTAAGGATGATGCGAGTACAGCAGTTAAAGTTATTAAACGCTTTAAGATTATTCCTGTAATTGTCGGTACTACTATCCGATTTGATATCACAGAAATTACTTTTCCTCCTACTGCTTCTGATAATCCAACCGATGACCAAGGAACAATTAGCACTCCTATTCGTGGAGCTAGCATTGTAGATTTAGATAAATTCCTAACTGATATTGGTGATATTAGAAAAAACGCTTAATAGATAAAAACAATATATAAATAATATAAAAAATATAAAAATATATGATAACTGAAAGATTATACTCAACCTTCGTAGGTGTTCAAGAACTTAAAATGCGAAGGTATAGAGATGGTTTAATTTATCACTTACCTACTCCAATGAATATGGTTGTAGAACCGGGTAAAAATGAACGAGTATTGATGGGTCGAAACAGATTAGGTCGCAGAGTTGAAGTAGCAAGCTTTATTGATGGTGAAAATCCTGTACTCAATCTATCTTATGGGGTTGTTCAACCAGAATTACTTCAATTTAGATTAGGAAATTATTTTGAAAGTAAAACTCAAGAATTAAAACTTCCTGTTACTTTTGATTTAGGTGAAGGTGGTACATTTCCAGCAGTTACAGCTCCTTCTTTAGGTCACTCTATTATTGCAGGGGCAGATGCTGAAGCTTCTATTAAACGTCCAGACGGAAGCTCTATGTCTCTTGTTGAAGGTACTGATTTTACTATTGGTGCTAGTGGAATGGTAACTTTTAGTGCAGCTCTTGTTGCAGCGAAAGAGACTGTATCAATGTTAATTCCATATACTGTCACTGGTTTAGGTATTGGGAGTGAATTAATTGGTAGACATGAAGTGGTAGCGACCATTCTAGATAGTGAAGGATGGGTTTGGTTCTTCCATGCTCCTAACGCTAAACCTTCTGCTGCTGGCGGTTCTATTGATTTCTCTGCTGAATCATTTGACTTACAATTAAAACTACAAAATGCTGGGGGATGTCAACCTTTCACTTTAATTAAGAGTTCAGATAGAGTTTCTTGTTAATTAAGTATCTAATACTATAGAATTTAAGAGGTCTACTTATTCACTAGGTAAACCTCTTTTTACTATTTATCTTCTTTATTTAAGTGTTCTCTCGCTTTGTCTAGAGATTTTTGTATTTTTTCTTTTACTATATTAGTTTTATTTTCTCTATCACTTCTTATATTGTCTTTCATTTCTTCTATAGCTTCTTTATCTTCTTTACTTAAAAAACCATCAGGATTAGTGGGATGCACCATGTTATATAATTAAATACCTAACTTAAGACTTGCTATAAGAGAAACTACTCCACAAGACCAAGAAAATATAGCAAAATCAACTACTTGCATTAAGTCTAGATGAAGAGTATTGAAATCTAAGATAAATAAAAGATAAACAATATAACCTCCCCAACATCCTTTACAAAATGAACAAGAATTTAATTGATAGACAACATTATATAATCTCTCCCATATAGAACAGAAATTGTTATCTTCTGTATCTTCTTTGTTATTAGGTAAGTAAATATATAAGTTATCTTTCTTTATAGTTTTTTTATTAGAGATTTTATTTAGTTCTATAGCTAAATCTTTCTTTTCTTTTAGTTTATCTAAGATAAGATTCCAAAAATATCTTGGAACTTTATAATCAAATAATACTATTCTTAAAGTCACAGCATATATATAAAGTAATGCTATATTAGTTACATAATCATTCATATAAATTAAACTCCATGAAGAATTTCAAAGTCAAAGTACACTCCTATAATAGCGAAAAAGATACGTATGAGGTAGAGAAAATATATATCATACAAAGAGTCGTTAGATCTGAATTAGATACATTAGTAGAACTCCAGAAAGAACTCTTACTTAAATTCGTAGAAGTCGATACTAATATTGGTGAGTTAGTAAGAAATAACGAAACTTGGGAGTTAATGAAAACTCTAGCTAAAAATCTAAATGTTCTAGGACAAAAAGACAAAGGTTTTGATTTAGAAGAGATTTCTGATGACTTAGAACAAATTTGTCAAATGTTCTTCACTCAAAGTATGAATCAAGATGGAGAATATGAAGATGTACTAGATGGTGGATGGAAACCTTCTCTTATAGCTGAATTACATCAATTAGATTTTCCTTTTTATTTGAGGGAAGGAGTAAAAAAGAATCAAGAGAACAAGGAACGTCTAGTGAAAGAAATAGAAAAAAGTTAGCAGCTCCAATTCCTAGTAGTGGAAACGGAGATATTGATCAATTAGCTTTCTTACTAGAGATGTATAAAGACTATCCTATAAATCCAGTAACAGACTTATGGGAAAAGTTAGATAACATATCTCTAGATTTACTTATTAACCAAACATTAGAACATCATAAACCTCAAGAAGAACGAGATAAAGAATTAGCACAAGAACTTTATAACAAGCTTAAAGAAGAGAAAGACTTAACTTCTAACTTACCTATTAATGGAAAAGTTATATCTGCTAAAGACTTTATGATGTTTAAACACGACTCAATACCGGAATAAGATGAAAAACAGAATAGAATTTGCTAGTAGATGGAAGAGAGAACTTTATCCTGATAGTATTGCTGAAGGAAAAGAGGCTGCCTATGATATAAGTCGAAGATTAAAAAGAGGGAGGTCTTTAGAAAGTGCAAAACAAAGCAGTTGGCTTGAAATAGATAGCGGAAAAAATAGTTCTAAAAACGCTAAAAAATCACTAGAAGATCGAGTAAAAAACTCTAAAAATAAAAGTAGTTTTACTAAAAAACCACTGAAAGAATCATTGGCAGATAAGAAAAGAAAACTATTAAATGACATAAATAAAGGACTAGATGAAGCTAAAGAAGATATAAAAAATAAACCTCCTAGACCAAAACCAAATGTTAAATATAAACCTTTACCAAAAAAACCTAGTAGAGTTAGTCAATTAGGTAAGTCACTACTTAAGAATAAGGGTAAGTTAGCATTATTAGCAGGAGCAGGAACTCTTGGAGCTATAGGGTATAAACTCTATAGAAAAGCTAGGTCGGACAAAGGTAAGAAACGAAGATTTTATAATAAATAATTATGGATACTGCGAGTAATATTAAATTTAATGTAGAAGGAGATGATAAGTTTTCTCAATTTCTAGAGAAGACTCAAACTTCCCTCAAAAATCTAAATGAAAAATCTCTTAAATTCTTTAATGAAAATCTTAAAGATGTAACTAAAAATCTACGTGGAAAACAATCTGCGGTAGAGAAATTAGTAGGAGAATATAGCAATATGACTAAAAGTAGTGAAGGTCTTGCTACTTCTACTGCTAAATTAGGTAAGTCAGTTACTCTTTTAGGAGCAGCTTTTGGTGCATTAAATAATATAAGTATTGCTCAAAGTGTCTTTAAAACAATAGGTAAAGGATTCTCAGGCATTCTCGACTCTATTGCTATGACCAACACTGGTATAAATGCTATGGCAGCTAGTGGATTTGATGGTACACCTCTAATGAACTCTTTTAATGAGATAGGAGCTGTCTTATCAGGTAATCAAGAAGCGATAGATAATTTTACTGCCAGAGCTACTGGAGCGTTTAACCAATTTGAACAAAAATTAAATGAAGTTAATATTATCTTCGGTTTATCTCAAGAAAGATTGAGTGAATATGGACAAGCATTACAAGATGGATTAGAGAAGAATCTTAAAAATAGTGTTTCATCTTTAACTGCATTAGAAGCTGCGTATCAAGCTGCGTCTGCCGGATTTACTGAATTTCAAGAGAACCAGAAAGTAGTTGAGTTAGCAGTTAAAACTAATAAAGCTGCTCCTGGTAGTAATCTTTATTCGGTAGGTGGAGCTATTGGTAAAACTTCAGGTATTTTAGGTACAAAAGATATCGCAGAGTTAGAGTTAGTAGCAGCTAAAGCCGTTAAAGCAGAAGCAGATGGTATGGCGACTCTAGCAGAAATGAACGATTACTTGCCTGATATGTACTCTTCATTAAAAAATGCGGGTATTGGAGTAAGCGATTTAGTAGACCAGACACAAGGTTTAGTAGTTGCGTTTACCAAGTTAGGTGCTAAAGTTCCAGAAATTACTACTCAAATGGAAGCTTTTAGTAGAAATACTATTAGTAAAACTCCTGAAGCTCAGAAAGCATTAGAAGGTTTAGTAGATGCACAAGGTAAAGCTATAACTCTCAATCAACAATATTTTAAAGAAAAAGGTATTGTTCAAGGGATTCAAGATTTTGCGGAAGCAGTAGGTTATAACACTGAGAAGATTAAAGCTGTGTATAACGAAACTAACTCTTTTGCTTTTGCAATGAAAGTCTTAGCTCAAAACGGTAAATTAGCTAGAGACTCAATTCAAGGCATTAGTGAAGTTACTTCAGATAGTCTTACCAATGCTTTTGATACTGCAACTTCTTCTTCTCAAGCTAAAATGGCCCAAATTACTCAATCTTATGATGAGATAATGATTTCTTTTGGTAGAGCATTCCAAGAGAGAAGTAAGGAAGGTGTCAATTCTATTGAGTGGTATAAAGAAGTATTAGTTACTTTTAAAGAACCTTTAATTAATTTAGCGAAAAGTTCAGTTACATTCTTTGATAATCTAAATAAAGTGACAGGCGTATTAGGCTCTGTCGCTAAGATGGTAGCAGGAATAGCTGGGACAATACTTAGCTTTAGAGCTTTTAATTTAGTTTTAGGTGGGATTACTAACGGATTTAAAGATTTAAGGAAAGAGTCAGGAATTATCCAAGACTTATATAAATCTAAAACTGGATTATTATCTATTGGTAAACAAGTCTTAGGTATAGATCAACAGCATTTACTAAATCAAGACCGTATTAATAAAGCGATTAAAAATTCTACTTCATTAGAAACTGCTTTAAAAGAAAATATAGATAAAACTTCTAGTAGTAGGCTTTCTTCATTAGTCGGAGTTAGACAAGAGATAGACTCTATAGTTCAAAGAGATAAAGCTGTTGTTGCTAGCCAGAAAAATATTGAAAAACTCCAAGAGAAAGTAAATCAAAAGAAAGAAGTTAGCACTAAAGGTCAGCAAGATATTACTGCTACTGAAAATAGAATATCTACTTTAAGTAATATTCAAGAGAAAGCTAGAGCGGCATTAATAGACGATAAAGAAAATGTTGCTAGATTTAAACGTCTTAACGAGTTAGAAGTTAAAGAAGCAGCAATTAGACAAAGAAATTTAGGAAATCTTGAATTAGGTTCTTTAGCTCAAATTAATCGTGAGAAGTTGAAGCTACAAAATTCTTATACTACAACTACTTTACGTAAAGTACAAGAATTAGAAAATCAGAAGACTGCTCTAATCAATAAAGCAGAACTAACTAGAGACGACAAACAAAAAGTCAGAAGCTTAGTCAGAGAACAAAATGCTCTTAAACGTGAAGATAGAGATAAAGATAGAACTCCTCTTACTTCTGATGCAAAAACTAAATTACAAGAAACTCAAGCTAATGTTACTCAAAAGTTAAGAGAAGAAGAGTTAATTTTAGACTCACAAAGAGAAAAACAAGCAGTAACAAATAATAAATTAGTTCAAGAATCTACTAAATTAGAAGCTGCTAAAGCTCAACAATTAGAAAGGACTAATAGATTAACTCGTACTACAACTGAATTACTAACGTTACAACAAGATTTAAACCAAAAGAAAAATAGTTTAGATCGTGTAAATTCTGCTGTAGCTACCCAACAAGAGCGTTTCTATCAGACTCAAAATGCTTTACGTAGAGAAGAAGCAAATTTAAATAAGATTAGAAATAAAGATTCTGCTGAATATCAAAAGCAATTAGCAGTAGTACAACAATTACAGACTAAAGAAGCTACTTTACAAGAAAGTTTAAATAGAGCAAAAAATATCCAAGCTGAATCTCAACGTAAATTCAATCAAACTGACTTTGATACTAGAAGGAAACTAATTCAACTTACTAGAGATCAAGGTTTGGCAGATGGTTCACTAATAGAAATGAGAACTAGGTCTGGTACTGTAGCTTTAAAGAATAACGTAATTAATAGAGCATTAGTAGCCACTACCGAAGGTTATGGTAAAGCTATCAATTCTCTTAAAAATCCTACTCAATCTTTAACTAATATTCAAGATGTTTTAAGAAATAAGTTTATAGACTTAAGAACTGGTATTAGCCAAGTATCTACCGATGGAGCTAGAAGTCTAACTGCTTTTTCTACTGTTGCTAAAGCTAAATTCGCTGAAATTGCTATTGGCGCTCAATTATTTGGTGAGGCTATTAAAGGTGCGTTAATCTCTAGTGGTATTGGATTGATAGTAGCTGCAATAGTAGGTCTTGGAGCTAAGATGATTCAGTTAGTTGGAGATTCTAAGAAACTAGACAATACTTATAAAGACTTTAATACTACTCTAGAAGCTTCTGCTACTAAATTTGATAGAGCTAATATCTCATTTGAAAAAGGTTCTCAAGGTATTAGTAAATTCAATGATAAGATAGAAAATTCTAAAAAATTATTTGGAGAATTAGAACCTAGCGCATGGGAACAAATTGGAAATACTATTGGTGGAGCAGTTAAAACAATATTTAACTTTGATAAAGCTGTAGTAAAAACACTTACTAACATTGTCACTTTTGGTCAAGCTTCTAAAGTATTTAAATTCTTTGGAGATGGATTAAAAGCGGTTTGGAATAGTTTTTCTGACGCAGACTTTATTAAACGAGCTGAAAAGATGACTCGTATATCAGATTTTATACAAGATTATGAAGTAGCTCTTAGAGGTCAAAATAAAGAATTAGCAAACGGTAATCTATTAACTGAAACTTCTAACCAAAAGATCAAAGCTAAAATGATCCTTACTGGAGAAGATTTAGAGAGAGAGAAAGGTGCTAATAAAGCTCGAATTAATTCTTTCACTGAAATGGTAGATATCCAAAAGAAAGAGTTAGAGGAACTTAAAGGTAAAGGAGATAAATTAACTGATAGAGATAAAGCTCAGATTAGCATTCTAGAAGCTGAAATCTCAAGAAGAGAGAAAGTAATAGAAGTTAGTAAAAAGCAATTTGATGATCAACTAAAGTATTATGAAGCTCGTAATCTTCTATTAGATAGAGAGAATAAGTTTAGTAATACACAAGTTTCGTTAGAAGAGATCAAAGGATTACAAGATGAAGTAAATAAATCTCAATCTACTTTAAACGCAAATATTAGTTCAGGATTAGATATTTACTCTAGTTCTATTAAAGATTCTCAAGCTAAATCTAAACAATTTTTATCTGATTTGAAAGATGGAAGTTTAAGTGTTAAAGCTACTCTTAAAGATCTTGGTGGTGAAATTTATAAGGTTGGTGAAGATGGTAAAGTCATTAGTCAACTTCCTGAAGATGTTCTTAAATCTATTGAAACTACTTTAAAAGGTAAAGAGATAGATGGCAAGAAATATTCTTTAGAACAGGTACTTAACCTTAAAGAAACTAGAGATGCGTTAACCAAAGCTGGAGTAGAAATTCCTAAAGACTTAAGTGTATTAGCCGATAAAATGAAAGCTAGTTATAAAGCTTCTGAAGGAGAACTTCAATTAATTAATCTAAAAGAACTAGAAAAAGATTTATCCAACTTCTCTACTTTATCTGATAAATACCAAGAAAAGAAAAGGCAGTTCTTATCGACTACTAAAGATGATATTGGAGCTACAACTTTCTCTACCTCAATTAAAAAGTCTTTAAGGTTAGCAGAAACAGATCTACAAGGCTTTCTAAACGCTCTAGATGCGTCTTCTAAAGGTGCAAATAAGTTCATTACTGCGTCTACCCAAAAGTTTACTAGACAAGCTTTAGAAGGAACGTTAAACCTTACTGAAGGGTTAAAAGAGCTAGGTAAAGTAGAAAGTGAAATTGAATCAAAACAATTAGAAAAACTTAAAACATCTATCACTGGTAAAAATAAAGATGAGATTTTAGCTGCTCTTAAAGAGATTGGAGTAGAAACTGAGAAGACGTTAACAGCAGAATCAATTGACTTTAATAAATTTGAAGAAAATATCGGAACTTTTGTTGAAGGGCTAAATGCTGTAGCTGAATCAGGAGAACAAAGTAATGAAGAAATAGCTAAGAAGTTCGAGTCTTTCTATAATCAAATGAAAGGCAAGGTAACTCCTGCTGCTTACAAAACTTTAACTGAAACTCTTATTGGTTATGAAAAAGCTGCTAGCGAACAAAGAATAAGTAATATAACTTTGGAAACTAACGCTTTAGAACAACAGAAGAAATATGGTTTAGTGTTAGAAGCTGATTATATCAAAGAGATTAACGCTCTTAACATTCAAACTACTGAAGAAAATATAAAAAACAAGCAAGTAGAACTTAAAAGATTACTTTCACTATATAAAGAATCAGCTCCTCAAGTAGCAAAAGCTAAAGCTGAATTAGAATCTTTAGAGTTAGACCTTAAAGGTAAGAAATCTAATAATCCTGTAGAAATTGCTCAAGCTGAGAGTAAAGCTAAATTCGATATTCTTAAGAAAGATTTAGAGTTAGGTAAAGTAACTAGGAGACAATATATAGAAGAAGAACTTAAAGATTCTCAACTTCTATATCAAACTCAATTAAGTGAAAAACAAAAGACTTTATCTGAATTAATGAAAGATGAGGTTAAAAATGCTAAAGCTATAAAAGCTCTTAGAAAATCGATGGAGTCTGATGAAAAAGATTTCAATCTAAATATCTTAGAGATTAATAGGAGAAGAATAGAAGAACAATTTAAAATTCAGACTAATGCTTTAAGCAGAAGAGAATTAGAAGCTAGAGAAAACTCTCTCAATGGAAATACTAAAGAAGAATTAGAATCTATTAGAAAACTAGAAACTGATAAGATTAATCTCAATATCAAAACTTTAGAGTCTAGATTAGCAGTAGAAAAGCAAGGAAGTGAAAAGTTCTTAGAAATAGAGAAACAATTATTAGAAGCTCAATTATCTCTTAGAGAAACTCAAGTTAAACAATCTAAAGATAGAACTAATGAGGAAATCGAGAGAAAGAAAAATGAGTTATCTACTATTGCAGCTCTAGAAGAAAGAAATAATCTAAATGGTACTACTAACAAAAACTTAGAAAATACTAGACAACTAAGAGAGAAAGAAATTCAATTATCTATTGATTCTATCAACTCTCAAATTGCTTTGACTGAAAAAGGAAGTAAGGAACGATTAGCTTTAGAGCAACAATTAATCTTAGAAGTTAATAAGTTACAGAAAACTCAGTTAGATAACCAAAAAGAAAGATTAGAACAATCTCTAGAAGATAGAAGAAAAAAATTAGAAGCTAGACAAATTGATTTAGAAAAGGCTTCTATTAGAGGAACTACTGAACAAGACATTGAAGCTACTAGAAAACTAAAAGAAGAAGAAATTACTTCTACTATTGAATCTCTCAAACAGAGGTCTTCTCTGTATAAAGAAGGTAGTAAAGAAAGAATTGCTCTTGAACAAGAAATAGCTAAAGAAACTCTTAAGTTAGATAAACAAGTCTATGAAAATCAAAAGTCTAGATTACAAACTCAAATAGATAATAAGAAGAAAGCTTTTAGAGATACACAACTTCAATTAGAGAAGTTAATGGTACTTGGGACTTCTACTGAAGATTCTAAGAAAGTTCGTGCTGCTAAAGAAGAAGAAATTCAAATCACTATTGAAGGTATCAAGAAAGAAATTAATCTAACTAAAGAAGGAAGCACTCAAAGAAAAGATTTAGAACGTTCATTAAGAGAAGAACTCTTAAAGTTAGACAAACAAAGAATAGCTAATAAGAGAGAATTTATAGATGAAGAGATATCTCTAGAAAAAACTAAGATTACTAAAATTCAGTCTTTATTGGAACGTTCAACTATCGGAGGAACTTTTGAAAAAGATTTAGAGAAGATTCGTGAGCTAAAAGAAAAAGAAACTCAGATTACTATTAACTCTATTCAAAAACAGTTAGCTACTTATAAGGGAAATGCTAAAGAACGTCTTGCTCTAGAAGCTCAATTAACTCAGGAAATTACTAAACTACAAAAGATTCAATTTGGTAATAAAGAAGAGAAACTAAAATCTCAGTTGGAAGACGCAAAGAACAAGTTAGATAAGCAAATTGCATTAAAAGAGTCTAGCTTAATTAATGGTGCAACAGAACAAGAACTCAAAATAGTAGAAGAAGCAAAGATAAAAGAAACTCAATTTACTATTGATTCTATCAGGAAGCAGATAAATCTCTATAAAGTTGGTAGTAAAGAACGTCTTGCTCTAGAAGCTAATTTACAGAGAGAAATCAATAATCTTAGAAAACAAACATTAGATAAAGAGAAGAACTTAATTCAAAATACTCTAGAGTTTAAGAAAACTAAGATTGATATTACAAATATCGAGTTAGAAAAGAAACTTCTTAGAGGAGATATTGATAGAGAAAGTTTTGAAGATAAGTTAACTGCTTCATCTCAGAAAGTTAATCTCTTACAACAAGACGCATTTACCAAGCAACTTAAACTATATCAAAAAGGTAGTAAAGAATATTTAGAGATACTCAAAAATTTATCTCAATTACAAGTTGATTATCAAAAATCTGTAGTAGATAAAGCTATTAGAAATATTGATAGAATTACTAAATCTCAGAATAATTCGATAGAAGCACAAAAAATCTCTATTACTAATCAACTAAGTTCTAGTGATTCACTTACTAAAGAAATTCAAGAGCAAATTAAACTTGAAGATTCTAGAAGTTCTGTAATTAAAGCTACCTCAGATTATCAAGTAGGACTATTAGAGTTAACTAAAAGATCTACAGGAGATATTGAGAAGAGAGCTGAGATTGATGTACAAATTGCTGAACTAAAACAAAAAGCTCTATTAGAAAGTCAAGAGATTGAGATTAATAGTATAGAGAACAATGCGTTAATTAATGAAGCTGCTTTAGAAAGAGAGAAAATTCAAATATCTCTCAATAGATTGGAGTTAGACAGAAATAAAATTCAGACTGAAGCAGAACTAAGAAAAGCTAGATTGAATAAGTTAGATTCTGAGTCTATTAATGCACTTCAATTACAGTTAGACTCTATTAACAATCAATATGACGCTCTTGGTAGAAGTGAGAACTTAATCTCTACTCAAATAGCTAATCAAGCTGAGATTAGTAGAAATCAGTTAAAAGTAATTAAACAGCAACAAGATTTAGCTCAAAAGAATTCTGCGTTAGACGTAGAGCAAGCTAAGCAAAACGTTATTATCGCAGGTTACGAAAAGCAGTTATCTCAACTAAAAGCTAAAGGTGATTTAATACAAGCTAACGTAAATAAAGAGAAAGTTATAGGAGATTTATTAACTAAAGCTTATGACGCTCAAATTGCGTTACTAAATAGTAGAAAAGAATTGATGGACTCAACTTTAAGTTCTATTGATTCTCTATATAGTATTGAACAATCAATGGCGAAATCCGACTTAACTAAAGATAAATTAGCTAAAGAACAAGCTAAAGATAAACTGACTTATCTAGAATTTCAACAAAAAGTTGAGAATGAAAGCTTCAATCTAGAAAAAGCTAAAAATAAGATAGTTAGAGAAAGACAAAAAGTTGAATTAACAATCGCAGAGTTAAATGCTAAACAAGCTCTTGCAATGTCTAAAGCTGAAGAAGCTAGAACTAATGCTCGTAAAGATGCTACTAATGAAGAGAAGTTAGCAGCTAAATTAGCAGTAGAAGCAGCAGAACAAGGTATTATTGCAGCTAAAGCTAATAGGGACATTAATCTAGAACTTATAAAAGTAGAAGAACAATCAGAAAAGAACAAAGAAGTAATTAATGCTCGTAATCAAAGAAATCAAAGACTACAAGCTGAACAATCTCTTGCATCTTTAACTTCTAATACTACTGATGATAGAGAAGTAAAAGGAAAAGCACAAGAGTATAGAGAACTTGATGAGAGAAGTATTAGTAATACATTAAAATCTACTTCTAACTTAAATATAGAGAATATTCTTAAAGAGTTCACTAATAATATGAATAACAGAAAACCTATAGAAGATATTAAAGTCTCTAATATAAGTGATGTACCTAAAACTTCTCCTATATCTTCTGCTCCTGGCTTTAGTAATAGTAGAGGAAATATTAACTCTAGAGATACTAAAAACAATGATAAAAGTAAGAAAGATAATAAAGATAATGTATTTACCTCTATCACTAATCTAAGTAAATCTATAGATAAAGCAGAAAAGTCTATTACTAAAAAATTAGGACTAGATACTCAATCACTTATTAAAACATCTAACACAAATAGTAAAACTCTTAATAAACTCATAGAAGTTAGTGTAAAGAGTATAAGTAAGAGTATAACTACTGCTACTAACACTATTACTGGTACAACTCTTAAAGGTGGTAAAGTAATAGAACCTCCTAAGCCAAAGAAAGGAGAAATTGTACCTGACTCACTTAGAACTATTAGAGAAGCTGTTACTAACTTCAAGTTATCTGTAGATAAATCTAATGTAGAGAAGAAAAAAGAAGCTGATATTAGATATAAAGAAGAACAAAAAGATAATGATAAATTACAGAAATCTATTGAACTTCTAATAGATAAGATTGAAGAACATATAGAAAAAGGTGGAAATACTACTATTAACTCTCCAATTAATGTAACTGGTGGAGGAGATAAAAATGTAGGTTTAGATATTAATACTCACCTATATAACTTAGCTACTAAAGTACAAAGGAGACAAAAATAGATGAGAAAGAGGAAATACACTAAATAATGACTAATCAATTTCAAGATATAGATGACCCAGTAATTCTAGGACAACATGGTAGAGAAGACGATTTAACTAAATGTTTTCCTTTTCACCGTAAACTCTGCTTTTTAAACGAAAAGAACCTTTTAGCTAATACCGAAATAGGTAATGAAGTTTTATATCAGATAAATGGAAAATCTTATATTTGTCTATTTGTAGAATCTAACGCTTATCAAGTAACTATTGAAGGGGAAGCTACTAGAATGGCGTCTACTGGTTCTGGCACTTATGTTAAATATTCTCTAATACGAAAAGGTTTCACTGCTCAGTTCGATTATACAGTAACAGATATTTTAGTATCTCTAGATAAGATTGCTAAAGATGCTATACGAGAAAAGAAGTTTGTAGAAGTAATAGATTATGTAAGACCTGAGACAGAAGATTATGATAAGGGATACACAATTAGAAAAGGACTAATTTATCTTCCACTTACTTACTCAGGACTTATGAGTGGTCATAAAACAATAGATAATATTACTAAGCCAACTACTCGACCTATTATTGCTCCAGAAGGTTTTTCTTTAACGTTTACTGAAAATTCATATCGAATAGGATAAATTAATCTTTCTTTTTCTTACTTCTTTTTATTCTAGAGTTTTCACAAGCATCTCTAAATATTTTTAATCCTTTTAGTAATTTAGGAAATGCGTCTTCTGCTATCCCTTGATTCTCAAATATAATCTCGCTAAATACTCCATCACAATCTTCTACTAATTTATCTATTTCATCTCTAGTTAGTTTTTTTGGGATGTCTTCGTTTTCTGTCATTGTTAATTACTTCTATCTCTTTTTGAATCTTATCTACTTCTTCTAATCTTTGTAAACTTCTTTCTATAGAAAGTGGATAAGATATATTAATTGAATCTAATACTTCATGATAAACTTCTTTTCCATATAAAGTCTGAGATATTTCGTCTGGATTAGTATCTTCTCTCATACTTCGACTCTCCGTCATATATACTACATACTCCTTATCTATACTTCTTTTTGTCTTATAGTAATTTAAGAGCTTTTGTAGTTCTTCTATAGTTTTATCCATTGCTTCAGGATATTCTATATAGCTAAATAACCCACTACATAAAGTCCAAGCTCTATATAATTTCTCACTTCTTTGATTATTCTTCATATTTACTTATCTCTTCTACTTTCGGTAATAAATGGTTTACTCCAAATAATTTAGCTAGTCCCGAAGTTTTAAGAAATTTTTGTCTTTCACTATGATTCATTACTACTTTTGTTCCTGCTAAACACTCATTAATTTCTTTTTTCATATCATTTAATCTTTCTTCTATACTATAAATATCTACATTCATCATATCTTATATATGTTTCAAATCGTAACCTCGAATACTATATCGAATAGTGCTTTAGAAATAGAACCTATAAAAATAACGGTTCCTTGCTTCTATCTTACTAATGGTACAGTATCTAACAGCTTTACACCAATGTTTACTCTTAATTCTGTAAATGAGGAGATATTAGATATAGACACTCTTAGCTTCAATACTTCTTCTATACCTTCACTATATACTATGGTTGAAATAGATATAGATAGTCTTGAATCTCTAGAAGAGATCTCTACTCTATATTTAAACGGTAGTAAATATCAAAATCTCTTAGAGATAGATGAACTAATACTATACAATGAGCCAGAAATTATAGAAGAAAGAGAATCTACTTAAACTCTTAATATCTAATATAGAATAAGCATAATAACTTCTTTTCTTCCATATGAAATCTAAACTTCCTCTTAATAATATAGTTAATTCAAATAATGAGTTATCTCTAGAACAAATTAATAAACTTAGTAATAGTCCCGGTACATTTCTTTTTAATCCTATAACTAAGAAAGTCCTTTTATGTTGTAAAGTAAACACTAAAATTACTAACGATCCTCTACCACTAAAGATATTAGGAGATAAAGAAATATTTATTAGTAATAAAGTAGAAACTTCTCCTTTTATCCTAGAACATAATCTATTACCTGAGTTTATCTTAGAGCATAATTTAGTTGGAGGGTTTACTCTTACTAGAAGTTTTGAGAATCATCCTTCTATTGGATTTAATCTTGTATGTGATAGAGAAGAAATTGATGATGTAAGAGCAAAGTTTAGAGATACCGAGAAGAAATATATCTTCTATAACATTCCCTTTCGTTTAGTTAATTATTCGGAAGTTTCTGCTCATAGGTCTATTAATCCATTAGGTAAATACGATGTCACTTTATCTTTTGAAGGTTGGTACTCAAAGCTAATTAATACTCCACTATTCGTTAAAAAGAGAGGAGATAATTTATCTAATAGTAAAAACTTTGAAGCTCCTGAATGTAGAATAGATAGAAATAAAAATACTAATACTGAATTAACTAACTCTCTTACTAAACCAAATGAATTAGTTATTCCTTTAACTTCTTTTGCTAGTAGATTAGGATTTAATTATTTAGGATACAACTTTTTATGTAATTATCAGAAACCAGTTAGTCCTGATTTAACTACAACATTTGCTAGTGAGTTAGATAGTAGAAAAAGAACTAAAGGTCTTTATACACTATTTTCTTCAGATGAAGGTGTTAAAACTATTAAATGGGCTAGACCTGCAACTTACAAAATAAAAGAAAACAAAACAATTAGTGACCTTAGCTATTCTGATAATTTAAGTGAGTTAGGTTATAAGCCTAGTGAATTAACTTGGAATAAGGCAGATGAAGAACCTTTAGATAATACGCAAGAAGATACATTTCAAAATACTATTCCTTCTTGGTTACAACTCAATATAAGAATTACTGAAACTATTAGTGACCCGGATAACGCAACTTCTCCACCAAATGATGAAGGTCTTATTCGTACAATGGATCTTAATTATGATGCTTCCGGTAAAGTAAAAATTAAAACTTTTACTAAAAGGGAAGGTACAACAGTCATCTGGGAGAAAGTAGAAACTTGGGGATTTATGTATGTCTCCAAAGATATTGTAATAGATAGGAATGGAGAAAAAGTAATTGAAGCATCTCCTAGCAATTATTGGGGATTAACTGAATCTCAAGAAACTACCCATTTATATGATTCTTCTACTGGTTATTATTTAGGAAATAAGATTAATGGGTGGAAAATGTGTAGATTTAAACAAGAATCTTCAACTGAAACAGCTAAATTAGAAATAGAAAAACAAGGACTTAGTGACCCACTATCTAAGCTTTATGAATCTGATGAAGTAGTTAGAGGAGAGAAAACATATGAACTGAATCAAATAATAGATTGTTATAGATTTAGAGCTGTTCCTATTATTGGTGGTACTCAATATATACTTAGACAATTTAGAGATTATTATCAAGATGCTAATACTTCTACTCCTAACATTCCTTATCAAGTCTGTACTTCTAATGGTCAATTGGTAACTCAATACATAAGAGACCCAACTTGGGTAGAACCGATGTTTATTGGAGAAGAATATACTTATTACTCTTGCTATACTCGCACTGAAGACCCTGCTAATTTAGCTTTAAGAAGAGAGTTTAGAGATTCTCCACCTGAGACACCTACTGATAATCCTGTATATAACCCACCATTATCTACTGGTAGAGAAACTGAAATATACAAGAAAGTATTGATACATAGAAGTAAATCTACTATTCAAGAAGAAGGATTAGGTTTCACGTCTCCCGGAAGTTCAGTTAAAGATAATTTTATTGGAAATGACAAGGAAGGCTTAGAAGATAGATATGAGACACATATTACTGAAAGATCAGCTCAAGATAGTAATTTCAGAAATGCTTCTACAATTATCCGAATAGAGGAAAGCTCGGGTAGACCAGGAGAACCAGGAAGAAAACAATTACCTTTTGTACCTAAAACTGAAGAAAGTATAAAAGAAAACTCCGACTTCTACTATCAAATGATTGAGACTAAAAGAGAAGATAAGATTAAACAACCAAAAGATAATTATAAATATCTCTTAGTTACTCAAGGCTATAACGTTAACGACCCAATTCAAGGATCAGTTTCTTACAATACAAAGCACAAATCTGAAGCGTTTTTAAGTGCTTGTACTGATTTAGAAATTGATGATATGAATAGTAATTGTTCTATCTCTTTCACTACTTTATTTAGACCAGAGATTATAGAAGGAAGTAAACTCAATTTTAGTTATTCTTGGGATTCTTGGAAGACTAGAGTGATTAGTAATAGTTCAACTATAAATATCGTGGGAAACGTAGAGTTTGATGATGGTTCGATAGGAATAGAAGTTACAGGTTCTACTACTCTTAGCTTAGGCATAGATAGTAATTTAGGTAGCTTAACATCTTTACAGAAAATCAAACTACCTAAAGAAACTGTACCTTCTGCTAATACTCAAAATCCTAGTGAGTCTAGCGTATTTAATATGTACACTAGAGGAAAGGAACTTGGAAAGATTGCCTATGGTTTTGGAAGTAGATATAGTGGGTAACTAAATTAGCACTCATTAAACCGTATGAGAACTGAATTACATTTCCAACATTTAGGTATATCAACTAAACTATCTAGCGGACTATCTTTTGTACTAAAATCTGTACCATCTCCTATATTTCCACAATTAAAACATCTATATTCTAAACTGTAGTAGTAGTTAACTATAGGATTTATGCCACATAATGTCTTACTTCCTACATTATTCAATATAAATTCTAAATGTTCTAGAGGTACTTCAATCTTTTGGAAATCTTCTAACTTAAACTTATATTCTATATCTGCTTCTACCAGTTGAATCCATTTACCTAATATAAGATTAATTTCTTCTTCTGTAGCAGCAAATAAACCTTCTACTAAATTATTGTACCTACCATCAATAGAATATTTCCACAAATATAACTTGCTCATTTAATCTCTCTTTTTATTTAATAGCAAAACATAGCTGAATATTCTTCATTCCATTCATTTTTTAATATTCGTCGTTCTCCTCTCATATATAGAATAAATTCAGTAGCTAAGTGAAAATTATCTACTATTTCATCAAAATTACTTAATACACTTATTCCATACGTAGGATTTGAGTAGAGTTCTATATACTGGTGAGAAAGATAAGTAGCATCTGGATTGCTCATCTTAGTAGGTATCTTTTTGGGTATTTTAAACTCTAATCTAAATACTCTTGTTTCATCTCTATGATAATTATCATTAGCCCAAGTAGTATCTCTATCTTTGTGATCAATTAAAGTAATCTTCTTATCTTTAAGTTCATTACGAATTCTATCTGCTTCTACATAATTCTTAGCTTTTTTAGCATCATTTCTTTGTTTAACTAACGCTTCTACATCTTCCTTAGTTAAGAAAGAGTTTAATACATTACTAAATTTAGGTAGATAAAGACGAACTTTCTTAAACTCTAGTAATTCAACTTCCATGATTTAAAGCAATCCATTAGCTTTCATCAATAATCTCATGAGATATTGAGCTTTTCTATCAGTAATACCAGCTCGATTAAGTCCTGCTGTTACTTCTGTAGGTGCGCCAAGAAATGTATCATAGATATCTTTTCCATCAGTAGCAAAATCCTTCGCTTTCTTAGTAATGTCTTGGATTTCAGGTTCCATTACTTTACTAACTCGTTTAGCTAACTCTCTTCTAGATAAAGTTCTATAATCTACTCCTTCTCCTTTAGTCATTAGCTCATCGAAGTTATCATGAACTCTTTTAAGTCTCTCACTATAACTCTTAGGATTATTAGGTTTAAAATTACCAGATCTAACTTCATCTAGTAATCTCTTTATAATTTTAGGTTTAACTACACGAGCATAAATAGCAGATTCCGTACCTTTAGCTAATCCTCTACCAGTAGCTTTAATCGCTCCCCTTCTACCTGATATAGCTTGAAGTGCTTTTTCCCACTCTTCTTGTCTAACCTGGATACCTAATTTCTCTGCTTCAGGATCTCTAGCTAATTTATTTATTTGTGCAATAGCTAATCCCATAGGACTTTTACGTTCAGCAATTGGAGATATAGCTAAGTCTTTTAATTTATCTTTTTCACTTACTACTGCTTTAACTTTGTCTATTCCTAATATTCCTCTTCTAGATGCGTTAGGTACAATATCATCTACTTTTTTTTTACGTTTTCATCATTAATAAGCTTCTCTCTAATTAATCTATCTCTAACTTTACGTTTAGCTTTAGTAATTACTTTATCGATAGGAGCTTTATTTGATGTGTCTAATATAGTTTTGAGAGATGTTCTTTCTGGAGGTCTTCCTAATCCTGTACCTTTCTTAGGTCGAGCAAGAGCTTTCTCCATTTGAACAATAGCTTTCATCTCTATAGGAAGAGAGTTATAAGCTTCTTGAGTTCTCTCCATATTCTTAGCAGAAACTACCATAGAACTTGCTAACTTTCTACCCCGAGCTTTTGTCTTTGATAATTTCGTACCTCGAATACCTGACCTACTAGCAATTGGAGTAGTCCAAGGATCTGGTAACTGATCGTATTTCTGGATAATAGTAGATTTTGAAGGCACTGAACCATTTGTAATTTTTATTGTTACTCCTTTAGGATATTTAGGTGTGGAAGATTTAGCAGAATTTAATATATTCTTGTTAAGAGAAGGTTTACTAATTCCTTTTTTCTTCAGTATTATTGCTGCTCCAATACCTAATGCTCCTATAGTTCCTACCCCTAAAGCTATATTTCTTTTAGTATTATCTTTCTTTCTTTCTTTTCTGAAGAAATCTTTTACAATAGATACTTTAAAGCCTTTCTTAGTCTTATTTAATCTGTTGTGTCCTTTTACTTTATCTTTATTAAACATATTGAGATATTATAGATATACATACCTATAATAGCAATAAATGAAAGAAGAAGATTTAATTAAGAAACTCTTAGAGATATTAAAAAAAGAACCAATAACTATAAAAGGTAACGTTCTCTCTATAGGTAATCAAAAAATAAAAATATCTAATAGAGGAAACACTATTACTAACATAAGACCTATACAAATACGATAAAATGTCAGTTACTTACGCAAATAGCAGAGTTATTTTACCTAGTAGTTGTTGGAATATTACTTCTTCTACTGGAGGTCAATTATCATCTCAAAATCTATACTTCTCATTACAAGCAGAAAATAGAATAGGTAGAAATTTATTGCTTATCTCTTCTTTAATTTCTATACCTGCCTTAGGAAAAGTTACTTTCACTATTAATTCACAAGCTAAACTAGCTACTGAAGAAATATTTAATTATGTAATTGGTGCTTCTACCACTTCTAACCCAACTACTTTTAATCAGTTACTTAAAATTCCGATTAATTCATCTACTACGTTCCCCATCACTCTAACTATTAGTAGAGATATCTTTCTTAGAAGAGGTTATATAACTTCCGATGATATTTCTAATATTCCTTCTAGTGATTTACTTCATGGAATGCTTATTGGATATAACGGAACAGGACTAATTTATGAGTATGACTCTTTAGATTCTACTACTCCAATAGATAATGAACTTACTCTCTTAGGAGGCTCTAATAAACGATTTAAAGCTAGAGGAACCTTTTCGACTTATATATCCTCGGTTTATGATGTTGATGGCTCTAGAATTGATTTAAGAGAAGAAAATGAAATTCAACCTATTCTAAGAGATTATAATCCTAATGGTAGTGATTCTTCTTCTATTCGATTGTGGATAGATAATCCTAGTGGTTCTGTAGCGGTCGGTACTAGAATTACTTTAGTAATAAAATTAAATGAAAATATAAAGACTAACTTATTTGATAGGAAGATCCGTTACGTATTTGAAGGAATAGTAGATTTAAATACTTGTGTTCTTAGAACTACTAAAAGAGATGGAATTACACCTTTCGAGAAGTTGGGAATTCCTTTAGTTTTTAATACTAACTCTCCTAACTTTGCATTAGAAGAAGATTTACTAATAGGAGAAGCTTTATCTTTTAGTTTCTACTTAAACTTCTTAGGAGCTGAGATAAACGATTTTATACCAGAGAAATCTATATTATCTGTTTATCCTTCTTTCGTTTCTAATGTAGGTAATTATGTTGCAGGTTCAGAAGTTATAGGAGACTGTATATTTGCAGAAGAAGGAAGAAGAAGAATATTACCTTCTACTACTATTAGCGGGTTAGAAGTTCTTTCTGGTAGTGGATTGATTAAGAACTATACATTCCCTTTATTACCTAAAACTATTATCTTAGGATTAATACCTAATCTAGATAGTCAAAAAGTCTTCATTAGTAACTTAGGGAACTGTTATATTGCTCCTACTGATACACCTAACAATTCAGCTATAAGAGCTTTTGTATCTACCTTAAGTGGACAGACAAGTTCTAGTGCTTGGAGTAGTTATATCCCCATTACTCAAAATAGTAACTTTACTCTTAAACTCACTTTACCTACTTCTATTAGATCTACTTATCCAGATGTAATTGCGAATACTACTTCTACTTTCTCTATAGCTAAGTTTGTCATTTATGTACAGAGACAATCTAACTCTGAAATACGTAAATTTGAAGTTAACTATACTGCTAGTTTATCTACTCTTACTTTACCTGATTGGAATTCCGGCACCATTGTATCTTCTATACCTACTAATACTAATAATAGTTTTAATCTATATAATCTACCTTACTTCATAGTAGAGAATGGATTAGGTAGTGGATTTAGCATAGGAAATTATAAATTTTGTATCTCATATCTTTATGATGGAAACCAAGTAACATCAATAAGTCATGACATAGCCAAAGGATGTATAGTAGAATTAGATATGCCACTTTCACAAGCTCTAAACAATATGAAGTATTTAGGAGAACCTTTGTTTAAGGAACAGTTAGTTTCACTAGATACTACTTATATCCCAGATGGACAAAGAAGATCTCTTAAAGGAACTGATAGTAGCTATTTAGATTTAGTGTTTTATAAATATCAGACAGGAGCAGGTAACAATGTAACTAGCTTTAAACCAGGAACATTACCTTCTAGCTCTCCTGGTATTTGGAAAGAGAAAGAAAGTGGACTTAACTTAGACCAAGTAAGTGCTTATGTCTACTCAACTATTTACCCTAACCTTAGTACCTTGAATGATTTGATTAAGTCAGTAGATGATAGTATGATTCCTTTGATACTAGCTTTAGGTGGAGGAGGAGGAAGTAACAATATAGGAACATCACCTTCAGGTACTTCTAGTAGTTATATAGAACCTGCACAAATAGTTCTTTATGCTTCTACTATTACTCCTGATTTAGCTGTAACTGATAAATATTGTCTAATTAATAACTCTGGTACAATAAGTAATATTAATAATCCGCTTAATATGACTAACGGAGATACTTATTACTTACAGATTAGAAATCCAGGAACATATAACTTTGGAAGTGTCTATGTTATTCCAGAGAACTATACATCTGTTACACTAGACAGTAAAGCTTATGTTGAAGCTAACAAAAGAGGAACAATAGTAGATTTAATGATTTATTCAATGTGGTAAATAATTATGCAAATACAACGAGAAGAATACTTACAGAAATTAAAAGATATAAGTTTTACTCAATGTCATCAATATTTAGAACAAATATTAGAACTTCAGACTCAGTTACATTTTTCACTAGAAAGAGTAGAAGAGTTAGAAAATAGACTTGCTGAACTAAGCCCAGAAATAATTGAGGAGTTAAATGTCAACCAGAATACTAATACTTAAAGATGGTGTAATAACTCCTAGTAAAACGTCTAATGATAGACAGTTAGCTCTTAATTCTTTAGTATCTACTATGACTACTAATAGAGTTCTCAGAAGTAATGGAACTAATATTGTCCTGTCTCAAGTAGATTTAACTACTGATGTTATTGGTGTACTCCCTCCTGCTAATGGCGGTTCTGGTAACTCAGCTTCTTATGTAGATTTAACTACTGCTCAGACTATTGGAGGACTTAAAGCTTTTAGTGAGGGATTAATTTTACCTGCTACTCCCCATACTACTGTAGGAACTATTTGGAGAAATGGAAATAACTTAGAATTTAGAAATACTGCTAACACAATTCAAATTATTCTCAACAGCGCAGGTAATCTAAGTAACTTATCAGATAAACAAACTTCTCTAAATAATCTAGTAGGAGCAGTTACAGCTAATAGAGTTCTGAAGGGTAACGGAACTAATATTGTCCTTTCTCAAATTGACTTAAACAGTAATGATGTAATTAATATTCTTCCTATTAATTTAGGGGGTACAGGTAGCTCTACTCAAAATTTTGTTGACGTGTCTACTGCTCAAACTATAGGAGGGAATAAAACTTTCACAGGGACTATTAGTGGAATAACTTCTACAATGGTAGGACTAGGAAATGTAAATAATACTTCTGATATTAATAAACCTATATCTACTTCTACTCAAAATGCTTTAAACCTAAAAGCAGATTTAATAGGTGGACTAATACCTACTTCACAACTACCTAGTTATGTAGACGATGTATTGGAGTTTAGTCTACTAACTAATTTCCCAGTAACAGGAGAAATAGGTAAGATATATGTAGCGACTACTACTAATATTACTTATAGGTGGTCGGGAACTGCTTATGTAGAAATATCTGCATCCTTAGCATTAGGGACTACTTCTTCTACCGCTTATAGAGGTGACTTTGGAAATACTGCTTATTTACACTCTCAAAGTACAGGAAATCCTCATAATACAACAAAATCAGATGTTGGTTTATCTAATGTAGTTAATTCTTTACAGCTAATAGCTGCTAATAACTTATCCGATTTAGCTAGTAGGCAAATAGCTTTAAATACTTTAGCAGGAGGAGCTACCACTAATAACTATCTAAGAGCAGATGGGACTAATATTGTTTTATCTACTATTCAAGCTAGTGATGTTCCTACTTTAAATCAAAATACTACTGGTACTGCTAGTAATGTCACAGGTATTGTCGCTATTGCAAACGGCGGTACAGGAAATAATACTAAAGTTTGGGTAGACTTAACTACCGATCAAACAATAGTAGGAGTAAAGACTTTTTCTAATAGAATTAGAGTTTTTGATTTAATGATTGGCAACGACCCTTACGTGGCTACTTCTACTAATATAGGTAAAGGATATATTTCAGCAGCTCCTGATTTTTATGAAGATTATAAATTAGGAGTAAACGGGTTTCTAAGAATGAGAATTGGTGCTGGAGCAGAATTTGGATATGCTAGACAATTTTTAGCTGTTAGAGGTAGTAACGGAGATATAGTTTTTAACTCTGCTACTCAAGCTACTTCTACTACTGACGCTGCTGTAACAGGAACTTCTCTTGGACTTACCGGAAATTTATTTGCAGCAGGTACACGTATCAACTTTGCTAGTTTACCTACTTCTTCATCGGGACTTCCTGCTGGTACTTTATGGAGAAACGGAAATGTTGTCAATATAGTTTAATAAATATATGCCACTTAAAATTACAGATTCAGATAATATATCTACTTTACATACTACAGAACGGTTACAAGTTAATCTAGCGGCTGCCAAAGAAATAATAGAAGATATAATAATAGAAGTCTACTTTACTGTAGAGACTAGACTTCCTAGCGGTAAATTAGTAGGACAGCCTTATTGGGATTCTGAACCTATAAAAATTAACTGTAGAGGAAACGTCAAACTAACTGAAGCAATGAGAACTATTCAAGAAGCTATCGGGATAGAAAGAAATAAACAGCAATTAGCTAAAAAACCTGTTACTTAGGAGAACAATGGCTACAACTCTTATAACCGAATATTCAACAGTAAATGTTACTCCTACCACCCTTTTTCAAGCTTCTACTAACACCTCTTATATTATTGCCAAAGTTCTATTAAAAAATGAAAAATCTGAAGCTGCTAAAGTTACTGTTAAATTAAATAACTTAGAAATAGTAAAAGACTTAGTTTTACCTATTTTTAATCAAGAACCGATAGAACTTAACTCTATCTCCAAGTTAAGGTTGAGCGGAACTGATAAATTAGAAATTACAGTTATTCCCAATAGTTTATCTGGAGGGACTTCTTTCGGATTAGTAGGTGGATTTCCTTGGTATACAACAGCAGAACCAAATGCAGCTACAATAATAATGACTTATGTTAAACAAACTACTTAAAAACTAATTATGCCTTATACAGTCACTCAAGGTTCAGGATTGACAATTGATAGTATTACCTATACTCCACCAGGAGGAGTTTTAACTCATATTCCAGTTATTACCAATCAAACTGTTTCATCCGTAGGAACTAATACAGGTGGAATTGGTACAACAGCTTATGCCGCCAATCAAGTAATGGGAGCATCTCAATTCACTTTTCCAGGAGTAGCTTTAAAAGCAGGTTTAGGAGGGGTAATTCAAAATGCTAGTTTATATTGTGCGGTTGTATCTACAGGTCAATACTTAATTAAACTCTTTGATAAACCTATAACTAACACTTTTACTAACGGTCAACTCTACTCCGCTTTTCCACTAAGCGATGCAGAAGCTCAATCTTTTGTAGGAGATATAGAATTCTCTTTTCCCGCTGCCTCTGCTAATAACACACTTTATTCTGTTACAAGTGTAGGTATGTGTTTTACTACGGATTCTGCTGGTCAACCTAATTTATACGGAGTTTTATTAGCTAGAAACGCTCATTCTTTAACGGGAGCAACAGGACAAGATATCCGAATAACTTTAGAGATTCTACTGTAACTATGAAAATAACTACTATAACTAAAATTAGTCCTTTAGTAGAAATGACTTCTCCTATACTACTTCAATGTAAATTCGGTGCTTGTGGAAGTTGTCCTAATAAAACAGGTAAAATGCTGTGGATTCCTTCTACTCATAGCGGGACTTTTAAATTTCAATATAATTTTTGGGATACGGTTTCCGAAGGTACAGGTACAGTTAAATATAATTTAGTAAGTACAAGTGTAACTATTAATGGTGCAGCGGTTAGCTATTCTAACCCTCCAGATAAAAACTACTCCAACACTACTCCTATAAATGAGAATCCTACTTTATTACCTGCTTCTATGAAAGGAACTAACTTTCTCACTCTAAGTTTTACTCCTAGTGCATGGATATATTTTAAACAACCCAATCCAGCAATTAGTAACGTTCATGATGCTCTATGCTTTGAATATAACAATGAAAAGAGTTTAATCACTTTTCGTTCTTTTTAGTTTGTACCAGATAGGCTATCCCAAATATCTACTTTTCTTTGTAGATTTAATAGGAGCTGAGTAGAAATACCTAGCTCTTTTTCTATCTGTTTAGCCCAAAAATAAGTTATAGATCTTTCTCCTTTTAATATCTCATCAAGCTCAAGATTGTACAAATAGATATCACCAATACTAATATCTCTTTCGTCTAAAATGTCCCTTATAATTTCTCCCGGAGGAACAGGTCTAATTTTTCTAGACATTACAGATTTAACTAACATAACTAATCTCCTATAATGTATTAAGTAAATAAATAGAAAAACATGAATGACGATTTAGTAGTACAGAAAATTCTGAAGCTCTTAGAAAATAACACAGCTTTTATTGGTTATGCTTTGAACGGTGGAATTGGAACTAAGATAAATGTCCGAAACACTGAGACAGGAAAAACTATTCAAGCTTTATCTATCAATGTGGATTCTAGTGGTGAAGTCTTAGTAGTTAAAGATTCGGATGACGGACAATACAAAGCCGTTACATTCAAAGCAGCAGAACAAATAACAGAAAGTATTATTCAAATAAGGAAAACTAAACCAGTAGATGATAAAAAAACTATCGAATATACTGACTCAGATATTGAGATATTTTATCTATTCGTTAAGTTAGTAGATACAGGTAGTCCCGTTCCTACTCAATTACAGTCTACTTGGATTAGAAAAGGAAGTTCTTGTACTCAATTTGTAGGCGCTTATGAAAGATGTAACTACGCAGCTAAAGAAACAATTGGAGGCACTTCTTATAATGGATTGCCTTATAAACCTTATTCAACTTTGAACGATTGTCTTAATGATGATTTAGGTAGAGATGCTAAAACTCCTCACGGTACAGGAGATGAAAATGGAAATGCGGGTAGAGCTGGTTGGAAGTATTTTTCTACTAAAGTAACTGCTGGAAATGAAGAAGCTATGCAAGCTGCTTTAAGTTCTCACGATACTGAATATGGAACTAATTATAGAAAATTATTTGGTTATGCTTCAATATTAGAATGTTCTGGAGCTATGAATTTAGCAGGATGGGAAGCTATTAATGTAAGAGACCCAGAAACCAATGCAATTACTAGGTCTTTTTTTAGATGCGAGTTTAGTCTTCTTCCAGGGTTTACTACTGACTGTACTCCTGCAATGCAAGATGCGGGATATTGCGATACTAGAGGGTTTATTAACAGTAGATGTCCTTTACCTGGTCAAGAAGCTCCTGGTCAACCTAGCGTAGGAAATATACAGAATGATTGGGGATATACTTACGGCTGGAAAGATTTACCTTACTCTTTCATGTATAAAAGACATTTTAGTCAGCAGTATTTAAACGGACAAACCGCTCCTGGTAGTTTCTATATATTAGAGGTTAACGATGACCAAGTACCCGGAAATTTACCTCCTAATTACTTTCCTTGGGTTCCCGGTTGTCCTAGCAATTTAGGTGAAGGAGGCCCTTACAATGGAAGTGGAGGCAATAGATCTCCAGACGGCCCACCTAAAATAAAAAAGAGAGATATGAAACTTTCTACTCATAAAGCCGAGATTTGGCTGGGGAGTAGTAAAAAAGAAGAAGCTATTAAGTTATACGAGTTAGGAGCTAGCGATTTATTCTCTGGAATGTATAACGCATTTATTATCAAGGCTAATGAGACTCAGGTAGATGCAAAAGCAAGAACACAAAGTAACGCTTCTATATCAGAAGAAGATTTAGCAAGGCATTCTAAATTTTATGAAAATTGGAATAAAAATATTATTGACTTAAAAATTGACCCTCGTGTTTGGGTTTATATATTAAACAATGTTCCCCAAGCAGAATCTCAAGCAAGCTATCACGATCCAATAAATCCTCTTAACTCTTCACTTCTAAGATTTATAGAACATTTATATAATAGAACACTAAATTTATCAGTTATAGATAAAGATACTCAAATAATTCACTTAAAATTAGGTTTAACTGCTAAAAATACATTATCTAATCTTGATTGTAAAGGAATTATTGGAAGTTCAGGGTCTACAAAAGCTAATGATAATTTCTGCGGACAAAGTTGGGAATACCAAAAATACATAACAATAAAAGTTAAAAAATGGACAATAGAATCAACTACTAATACTTTAGATACTACAGATTTAACAGCAGAAAATTCTTGGAATAAAACTCATATAGAACGTAAATTCTTAACCTCTTTTGGAACTTTTGAAAAGACATTTAAACGAGATTTTCCAACTAACCTCTTGTCTAGACCCGACTCTAGTATAGCTTTGACAGAGATTGTAACTGGCAATCACTACGAACAGTTCAACTATAGTAATGTTAAGCTTTGGCAATCATACGTGTTAAATAGTTTTCTTTATATATCTTATTCTCTAATTTTTAAACCAATTAGTTTTGCAGATAGCAGCAGGAAAGTAGGGTTAATATCTACTTCTTGGTGGGAGTTATGGGATAAAACTCTATATAACAAAAAAGCTAAAAGACTGAGTTCTATAGTTGGTTTTGAAAAAAACTACTATCAGATTTTAGCTAGTTCAGGTTTAAATCCAAATTTAAATTATAATAGTCAGTCAAATTCTACTTTTAATAATGCGGTATCTCCTATAGCATATTATGAATATTTAACAAGTAGACCAAAAGAGTATCTACCGTCTGCCATTAAAAAAGTACGCAATAAAACTGAGATAATGTCAACAATAAGTAGTAGAGAACAAACTAAAAACTTATTAGGATTGCAGTTTTTTTTCTCTGATTGGTCTAGCAGATGGACTACAAATAATACCCTACCTTTAGTTATTTCTGTACCTAGTAATTACTATCAATTTCTAAATGCTACTGATTTAAGAACTAATAACAATTATTTAAACAGTACATTTGAAGGAACAACTTATAATCCTAGATTTAATACTAATATGTGGATTAATTATCTATGGGCGCAATTTATATACGATGGCTTTGTAAATGTAGACGTAGACTCATATAAAGAAGTAGAGTTTAATTTAGCCACTAATCCAAGTCAATATATTAAATTTAGTGATAACTCTTTATATACAAACTCGGAATACAATTTTACAACTAAACCTACTGTAGTCAGTAATTTAGAGACTGTTCTTTCTCCGGGAGTTTTAGATGTTACTAAACAAGTTCCTATTAAAAAACCTACTAATGTAGAGTTAGACCCTAATCTTAGCTTTCTCATGTATTTATTTCCCTATGTCACCGTGACAAAGAAGAAGAAAGAAATCTAATTAATAACACAAGAACTAGGATTTGCACCTAGGATTCTAGTTTTGGAGACTAGCGTGTTCCTACTACACTATTCAAGTTTGATATCTGGTTGTGGAATTGAACCATGTTAGTGTCTCCTTATTTATGGTTGGAGATGAGTAACCGTTTCTCTATTCCAGACTAAAAACTAACTTAACACAGATTCTTCATATTATCAACTATTCTCTTCAATATACATTTGTCTAGCTAACTCATTAATAGCAGGAACTACTTTATCCATGTTCATAGAGTAGAGATTAGCACAGGAGAAAGAGTTAAGTTCTATTACTCCTAATTCTCTTGTATTTAAGTTTTCTCCTATATCAACGGTAAATGCTCTATCTGGTATAAATAAATTTTTATCTTCTAAAACTGTCTTTAAATACTCTTTCGCTTCTTCTTCTTCTTTATATATGCTAAATCCATCAAAACTGTATTTACAACCATCTATTACTTTTCTATCTACTACTAAGAATCTATATTCTCTACCTATGTTCTTTTTATCTGCTTTGATAACAATCTCGTTATCTCTTATTTGTTCAAGAATTTGACGTCTAGTAGCTACAACACCAGTAAATCTCTTATCTCCTTCATTAGGTCTAAAGAAAAACTCTCGATTACCTGATATTTCCTCACAATTTTTTAGATAATTAATTTCTCTTTCTATCAAGGATTTCATAGTTAACGACCAATCACTATTTAGGAGATATTTATCCCATGATGGATAGTAATTAGTACAATCAAAGTTTTTTAATGTACAAATAGAACCAGGATAAGCATCTAAATATCGGTCTATATATTTACTAGCTCTTAGACTTCCTACAAATATAGTCGGTACAGTAATTTCAGATTTCTCATACTTCCAATTAAAGTCCCCATAATCAAAATAACTAAAAGGAATATTGTGTAGAGTTAAATATTCTACTAATCTATCTGTATAATCTAGAACATCTGACTCAATAATCCACTCGACATTACTACTTTCCATATAAAATCTCCTAATGAATTGATTGACTATGAATTTTCTCATCTTCTCTTATAGTAGATAATATTTTAATATCTAACTTATATAGAGAATTATTAGTGATATACCTTAGACACTTCACCATATACAAAAGAAGTGAGTAATATAAATAAGCTATCTTCTCCCCATTTTGTACAAACTTTAATAAATCTCTTGTAGAATAGCTAGACGCAGGTTTTCCTCTAAAGATTATATAAAATAATGGATTTCTTATAGATAACTTATTATTTACTTTCTTTTTCTCATTTTTATATTGTATAGACTCTACTAGATATTTAGATGGTATAGTCTCCTCTCGTTTATCTAATAGAGAATACAACATCTTAGAATGTTTCTTTTCTTCTATAGCTAATTGATTAAAGAAGCTAGAATACTCATCATTTCTACTAGATATCTTTTTATAGAAGTTAGATAGTGCATATTCATAATTAGCTAGTTTTCGATATATAAGACTTAACAAAACTTTTAAACTTATTAAAGATTACTCTTATTATAAATTTAAAGTCTAAATCTTGTATATTGTTTAAAGTGAAATTCTTAAAAGAAAGATAGTAACAAAATAATCTAGTAAAACTTCTCTTAAACTCTACTTTATCTACTACATATGTCTGAAGTATGTTTTTACCTATAGACACTAAATCTCTTTTATTACTAGAGAGTGAATCGTTTAGTCTTCTATAAGTTACTAAATACTCTTTTGTAGATTTGAAAGTTGCTACTTGAGATAATTGAATAAAAAAATCCCAATCTTCACATACATTATAAGCTGTACAAAACTTTATATCATTTTCTCTTATTACTTCTGATTTAATAAAAAGATTAGAACCACATCCTAAAAAGTTATATTGAATAGCATCTTTAAAGACATCTCCATTACAAATTTTAGTTTTATTTTTAGTTACTACGTCTCCTCTCTTATCTAAAACTCTACTATAAACACAATCTATATAAGGATATCTTTTGAATGTTTCAACTGATTTTTCTATTAATTGAGAGTCCCATATATCATCTGCATCACAAAAAGAAATAATATCTGATTTACTTTCTTCTAGATTATTAGTAAGATACTGATCTATATCTATCCCTAAATTTCTAGTAGAAGAAACTCCTTTATGTTTAGCACCGTAATGTCCGTTAATCTCTTCTAACTTTTCTCTATTCTTAACAGATAACGACTTTCTAAACTCTTTTGCTATCATTTTACTTTTATCTGTACTAGCATCATCTACTACAATAATTCTTATATTTTGATATGTTTGATTAAGTATAGAAGTTAATGTCTGCTCTATATATTTCTCTTTGTTATATAAGGGAACTATTATTGTTACTAGAGGATCTTCTACTTTGTTTAATTTCTTCTTACTAACTACTAAATCATATATAGTTTCTTTATTTATTGGATGTTCAAAGTAACTTCTTATATAATCAAATCTTTCTCTATATCTTTTACTAATACCTTCTTCTATTTGTTTAGATATATTTCTATCTCTAAGAGATTCAACTTCTTCTATAGTTTTTAATACATTTTCATGATGTTCTTCGTTATTTATACTAGGTATTACTTTTAATGTATTTTCTACTCTGTTATCTATGAGAGATTGAATATCTGCTTCAATATATAGTGAGTTTAATAAAAATTCTAGAGTTTTATATGGATTCTCAGTTAGTTCTCTATAAATAATACAAAAACTATAAGGAATAATAGCCGTATCCTTATACCAACTTATTTTTACTGAGTTCTCTAGTATATCTTTGCCATATACATACTTCTTAACTATAGAAGTGTTAGGTTCATTTCTCTTAGAGATTAGATTATTATATATTTCTACTAAAGCTTTTTCATATTTTTCACAAGCTCCTAGTAAATCCATTTCTCCCCATATCTCTGAGTTATTTTTAGCAGCTTTTAATATAGAAAGAACAGTAGGAATAGGAGGTCGTACAATATATAGAACATAAATATCTCTCTTACATATCTTTCTTAACTTCTCAATATCATCTAGATGAAAGACGTGTTCTGGAGTTTTCTCTATCACTATCTCTTGATTAAAAGAATCGAAATAATTAGCTACTTCTACTAGATTTCTTTCTTCTATGAGTTTTCTAGTTTCATATAAAATTTTAGTATTAGGTAATCCACATAAGTAAGATAGTAATAAGGTACTACCAGACCTAGGTGAGTTGATTATAAAGATTAGTTTTTTATTATTCATCTTATTTCTTCCTAATAATTTCTGGATCTTCTGACTCTTCGTATCTACTAAATCCTAAGAAGTCACCTGAATCATGACTAAGGTATGGGTCTATCCAATCTACGAAGTTCTCTATCTCATTAGAATAATTTTTTAAATTACAACGGATACATAGAAAATATTGTTCTGCTATATCATCAAATCTTAGAGTAGAAACAGTATCAGCAGCAAAATAGTAACTATCACAAGTTAACATTCCATACCACCTCTGACTATTAGTAAATAAAGGATGAAGAGGTATATTAATTTCTTCATACTCTCTATCGTGATAAATCATATCTTTTAGCAGATTAATGATTTTCTGTGGGATATCTTTGCGTAATATAGCATTGAAATGAAATTCAGTGTACATTCCCATAGTTCTAATTCTCCAATATGTAGATAGTTAAGTCTTCTAATACGTCTGTAAAATTACCAGAAAATAACACTTTATCTTTTTTCTTAATTTCATAAGTAGTTTCTAATAATTTATCTGATCTTACTACTTTTGCATTTATTTTATTTGCTAGTGTTTCTAATGTTTGTTCTGGATATTCAGCACTATAAGCAACGTAATCTACTAGAAATCGAATTACTTCACGTTTAGATTTTTTCATAGTAAGTAGTAGTCTCCTCTAGTTAATGTTAAACTTTTGAATAGATATAAATAATTATTAATACTAATGAACCCAAACTTTCAAGAAGCTTTATATACAACAAATCATTCCTCTAAAATTTCTAGACTTTCTCAAAATGTAGTACAAGAAATTAGTAGAGATGACCCTAATTCTCTTACTGAATATCTTAAAATGTTACATTCCGATCCTGTAGTAAAAGCTTGTGTAGACATCAAATGTCTAAGAGCTTCTAATACTTTCGGGATTTATCAGCATACTAAACCTGAAATTACAGATTTTATGCAAGGAATGTTCGCTAATATGCGAGATACATTGAAAAAAAATGTAGGTGAACTAGCAATATGTACTGCATTGGGTTTCTCTGTAGCTGAAATCAACTTTAAGATTGATAAGTCATATCTTGTGTTAGATAGTATTTATGCACTTAACTTAGAAAGAGTAAAGTTTAAAGGTAGTCGAGGATTTATTGAATACGTCATTTACTCAGATAATAAGAATACCAATATAGAAATCCCATATAAAAAAATCATTCATATTACTAACTCATCTTCTACTACTTTTAATGACCCGTTTGGAAGTGCAGAATGTAAAAGAGCTTATAAATATTCTCAAGCTAAAATGGCAATTCTCTCTGATATGGTACTTTCAGGTAGAAACTTAGCAACTGGAATTTTAGTAGGCAAGGTAGATAGTAATATTAGCACTGTAATGATAGATATGTACGGTAATCCATTAATCGGAGCTAACGGTCAACCTGTTAAGAAGGGCGCTCATCAAGCTCTATATGAAAAGTTAATTGCTTTAGAAAATCATTCAGTGTTAGTGACAGATAAAGCTAATGATATTATGCCAATCTCAGTACCAGATGGAAGTCAGTTCTGGATTAATGCACTTCGACAATTAGACCAATATATAATGAGAAGTTTCGGTGTACCTTCCTTAATATTTGAAGAAGGTTCTGGAGCTTTAGGTGTCGCTACATTATCTGTTAAACAATCAACTCTTCTAGACGCAACAGTAGAAGTCATTGTAAATCAAATCCAAGACCAGATTATAGAGAAAGTCTGCAAACCTATTATCTTATGGAACTTCGGTAAACAGAAAGATTATGGTAAGTTCGCTATTGATTCTAGTTCTGATCCAGGAGTTGAAATGCAACAACTTCAAAATATATTTACTGCTATATCGATGGGAATCTTTAGTGCAGATGACCCAGTAGTGAGCAATAGAATTAGAGGTGTACTTAATCTTCCAATTCAAACAGAGAAAGAGATTGAAGAAGCTAAAGCTCTAAAACAAATAGAACAACAAAGCCAAATGCAACAATCTCCTCCAATCTAATTAATAGATAGCAGGTAAAAGTTCAACTATTGTACCTTTATAATAGAGATTAAAATCTTCTTGATAACCTCCATCCTCTCGATAATGTTCTTCTACATAAACTCCCCAATTACCATAAAATTTAATAAAAGAGTCATTATCTAATCTAATATCTTTCTTAAAATTCTCTATGACAGTTTCTAAATATGCTATAGAAATATCTGTCTTTATCTCAAGAATTCTTTGGAAATCAGAACTAATAAATATTACTCTCATTTTCTTCCTCCAATAGTTCTTCTAACCAAGACTTAACTTCTTCTTTACTAAGTTCATCTAGAAACTCTCTAGCACTAGAAAATTTAGAGAGTTTAGATTCAGGGGGTATTATGATAATTTCTCTTCTTCTATCTATTCTTTATAGAGTTTAGCTTTTAATATTCTAAGAGCCATTGCCTCGTTATCCTGCTTAGTTTGTTCTTCTTTACATTGAACTTTGATATTAGTAGGCTTATGTATTACTTCTACTACTTCTTCACCCATTCCTATATCTGGAAAAGAAAGTCTAAAACATTTCCTAGATACTTCTCTAGGCTTAAACTCAAAATCATCAGGAGCTTCTGGATAAATCTTTATATCTAGCATTACACTTTGATAAGCTACTACTTTAGTTAAATCTTTCTTATCAAATACTGGAATTCTAGTTTTTCGTTGTCTACCTTCTTGTTCTTTAAATTTACTAGAAGCATCTTCTTCTATAATCTCCAACATTAAATATTCAAAACCATTACCATAGGTATTCCATCTTTCACTTACTATCTTTATTTTTCCTTCTCTATCTTTAACTTCTTGAGAATACTGAATATATAAATCATTAATCCAAGCATAAGTTTCTTCGCAATGATTAATTGGATTGAATTCTACAAATATAATTTCCATCATTTCTTCTACTAGATATATTTAGCCCAACTGTTCATTTCATCATCCAAGAACCAATCAAGTTCCTCTAATAAAGTAGTATCTTCTTCAGATATACTCATTATTTCTGAGTAAGTATACCCGAAATATAGTTTATCTTCTACTATATCAATAAAGCATCTAGGTTCATAGCTTAAAAGAATTCTCATACCTTCTAATACTTGAAAGGTAGAATTCATTTTTACATCTTCTATAATCACTTATGTCATTTAATAGTCTCTATTAGATAAATACCAACCATACTGATACTTCCAAAAGAAAGTAGTAATAGAATCCCCTACCTTACTAAACTCCCATCCCCATTCTTTTAAATCTTTCTTATCTTGTTCACCTATCTCTTTATCATCAGTATATAAGAGATAATACTCCCCTACACCTTCACAATGTAAATGAAGATTTGGATAATATCTTAGTAGAATTGAGAATCCTCTTAATAAACATTCAGTATCAAAATTTTGAGGTTGAGATATTTGTATCATATTAACTCCTATAAAAATGTCCTACTCACGAATCGAACGTGAATACTACCTCACATAAGAGGCTGCTCTGATCCAAAGGACTGTGTTTATCAGATCTTCCCATTGAGCTAGTAGGACTTACAAGCTAATTAATCTTTTGTATCCTCACTATTTTTATTCTTTTTCTCTTCCTCTTTACGTTTTTCGTAATCACTTATGTGTTCTCCAGTCCACGACTCATATAGTTCTTCTCTAATTAAAAGACCTCCAGCTACACAAGCAGCATTATAAGCAATAAAAAATCCAGTACCAATTATACTCATAGGTTCCATAATCTTTTTACCTCTAGTTTTAAGTTAGTTCCTATTCTACCCATCCCAAAGCTTTAGAAATTACTGGAAACTGTTCTTTAAAAATATCTTGTATAGCTAATGCAATTTCTCTATGTTCTTTTTGTACACCTTCTCCTAAAGCTCGTACTTGCAAGTAATGAATCCAATTTCTAAGATTATTTTTCATATATAGTCTAGTAGACATTGTGGTTGGTAGAATAAATCGTACACATTCTTTTGCATAACCTAGTTCTAATCCTTCTTGATATAACGCTAACCCTGACTGAAGATGTTCTTTGACACATTCTAAATAATTTCTATCTTTTTCATTTGCGTCTTCTCCAATTATTAGTTCTTCGGGTGAAACTAATCCTACAAATCCGAAACTATTCTGACGATTTTTAGTATCTTGCAATCTAAACTCAATTGGTTCTAAGGATTCTACTTTCGCGTATCTAGCAGAAAACTCTTGAAATGTAGCACTTCTGTGTCTAAGAATTTGTGCTGAAATAGCTTTAGAAGTTGTAATCTCAACAGTCATATCTACTTGTTCAAAAATAGACCAATGTTGCTTTTTGATGCAGTAATTAAGTAACTTATCCGCAGTATCTAAATTGCTTTGATTTTGTGGATTAGATACTCTAGCTACATAAACTACATATTCTTCAGGAGTTAGTCTTTTAGAGTCAATTTCAACAATAGGTTGAGTAATTGAAGTCAATTTAACTTGAGTAGTCATATTTTTATTTCCTGTGAGTTATTTTGAACTAGAAAGTGTAAGTTGTTAAGAGATTTTATTATTGGTCATACATTAGTTCCTCTACTCTTTCGTAACAATCATCGTAATATTTAGCTTCTCTTTCATCCAACTCTCTTAACTCTTTTTGTCTATATCTAGGTAATTCATCATTATCAAAATTAACTTCATCACTGTAAAGACCCTCCAAGTGTTCCCATAAGTCAAGAATTACTCTATCTTTCTCATTTTCTCTATATAAAAGCTCCTTAAATCTAGGAAACTCTTTCTTATACATTTTATAGAGCTTAAGGTTATTATCAATGCTAAACTCTGTATTTACAATTCTATCGGCTAATTTAATAGTTAAAGCTGCATAGTTCTCTCTAGTTTTTGGAGCTGTCTTCTCAAGTATCTCTTTTCTATTTTTACCTGATTCATTGGTTAAATCAAATACTATATCTGCTACTTCACTACCAAATACGGATTTAAGAAGCTCGTAAGTAACAGGAGTATCTTCTAATGAATCATGTAACCAAGCACCGGAAAGTACAATACCATCTATAACACCAAACTCTTGTAAAGTTAGAATTACTTCTTCAAGATGTTTTGTATAAGGTAACTCTCCATAAAACTGATTTTTATGTATTAATCGTGCAAATAACTCAGCTTGTTCAACTAATAGCATAATTGTCTTTCACTTTAAGGTAAAGAATTTAAATCAAATAAAAGAGAATCTAACTTTACTTTTGTGTCTTCAATTTGCCATCGTAAATATTCTCTAAATTTCTTCAGAAAGTTATCTACCTCTTGCCTCATTCGACTCATTGTAGTCTCTTCACTATATTCATAAATTGTTTTATTGTAATAATGATGATTAGTCCACCAAATATATTTATCGAACTTTTTATGATAAATAGTACCAACATATACGGGTTCATCTTTCTCTGTATAACAAGCGGTTAAGTAGAATCCTTTATAATTCTCTCTTATCATATACTTTCTTTACTCATCCAATTGAGACAATTAATAATTATATCTCCATGACATTTCTCATCTTCTTTACACCAACAAACTAATTTTAATGGTTCATGTCCTAATTCTTCCCTAAATCTAATATCCGCTAATAACCAATCAAGTGTTTCTTTAGCTTCAGTATTAGCTTTAATTTGTTCCCACAACCATCTTCTATATTTCTGTACTACTTCTTCTCTTGTACCGTCCTTACCAATTTTATAAGGATTAGCTAATGTAGATTGAGGTAAACCAGTATATTTACTACCACGACCAATATAAAAACAATCTTTGTCAAACTCTATATTTTTTATGCAAACTCTTTTTACATTTAACTTATTCATTAATTTTATATATCCATTGATACTCTAGTTCTTCCCAACCTAAAGATTCTAAATACTCTATATCTTCTGGTGTCTCACTATTTATAGGAAACTTTACATAAAAAGTGTCTTGATAATAACTTAGTTTAATTTCAGAACGTTTTTCTAATAGTTTCAATAAACCATTTACTATATTTTCATATCTAGTCATTACTCAATAATTCCTAAACTTCTTAAATCTTCTACATTACATCTCATAGCTAACTTAAAAAATAATCTTTGACCAATATGAACTTTACCTAATTTACTCATTACTTGATTCCATTTGTAAAAATCTTGACCTAAATAGAACATTACTACTGGAAAAGGAGAAGAATCTTTATTACTTGTATTCTCAAACTTAACTCTTTTATCTAACTCACAGAATGGATAGGGATATAATAGTTTATATTTTTGAGTAGAAACATCAGATTTAACTAATAATACAGCTTGAGTGACGTTACCTTTTTCATAAGACTCAATTAATTTAGGAATTGCTAGTTTAGCCAGCGAAAAAGGTGGATTTAACCATACTCTTCCATACCAATCCTTAGTTAACCCATCATCTTCTTTAGTGTAGATATTAGACGCTTTTATTGTTTCATTAGCTACTAGATTAGTCATTGGGTCTAAATCAATTCCACCCATAACCTCTCTAGCAGCATCAATTAAATAGCTAGGAGTATTATGCTCATCTGAGTTACTAGATGTAAGAGTTTTTAATGTCTTCTTAGAGCTAGTAAAATCAATTATTAACTCATTCATCATTAGGTCTTTCATCTTCACAATAAGTAGATAAAGCTTGAAGTATTAAATCCGCATTATCTAGTAACCAAATTACTGCATCTTTATTTTTACTTATATACAAGTCATTATTATCTTCTGTGGTTTGTCCAAACTCATATACTCTTTCTTCTACATTAGGGAATTCAGCAAGTAGTCTATCTAAATCTTTCCAACTTATACTCATAAATTAATTACCTTCAATCCTAATTTATATTTATTAGCCAAACTAATCATGTGACCTGTACCTTTAGTTCCTAAGTCAAAGCAGATACAATGAGTAGCATACTTTGCCATCTCCTCGTTTCTTATATATCCTGCACTCTTTTTATGTTTCTCCCAATCAGGTATAAATTTCTTTACTTTATAATCTCTACTTTTAGCATAAGCTTCTCCTAATCTATCTGCACCTTTAGCACCACCAGATACAATCTCCACTGGTAAATCTTCCGACTCAACACCTTCTTGTAATTCCCAATTTGCCCAAAACCAATTCCCTTCTCCGTCAGAAACTAAATCTATACCACATTCTTTTTTTAGAATTTCTTCTAGATATGTATCAACTTCTCTATCTAATAATTCTGGATTACTAAAATCTCTAGAACCTGCGATAATCAATTTTATATTGCTCATCTCTTATTAATGTGAATTTTACCATTCTTAGCAACAATCTTTCTTTTGTATACTAAATCATAGAATACAGTAGGCAAATAATTATGTTCTTTACAATAAACTTTTACTATGTTTATATCAATTCTTAAATATCTAGCTGCTAAATTAAAATACCAGTTACTTCTATTTGTCATATAAGAAATAAGGGAGCTTTTAAACTCCCTCATAAACTACTTATTTACTATAGTATCTATCGAAATAATCTTTCTTCACATCTAATCTACTTAGATATAGTAAATCTCCAAATAATTGGTGAATATCTTCTAGCTTTTCACTTAATGTATTAGCACTAAAATTAAAACTCACATCTTTCTCATATAACATATCTAAATGTCTCTGATACTGTTGTAATTCTGGCTCATATATCTCTTTCTGCTTCACTTCCTCTACTACATCTCCAGTGATTCCTGTTTCTTCGGGAGATTCTATATTAATCAATCTTAATCTACTAGAATGACTACTATCATGTATAAATATAGGAGATAAGTTTATATCTATATAACTAGCATTTTTATACTGATTACTGTTAGTGATAAGTCTTAAATAACAAGTAATACCGTCACTATGCTTAGTAATATATAAGAGAACTTTCTTCGGTGTTTTATTAGATACATTAAGATAATTTAGAAAAGATCTAAAATATTCATCTTTAATCAGTGTATATCTATACTCAAAGGAATTATCTTCATATTCATTATACTCGGGAGATCTGTAGTAAAGATTATATTTAATTTGAGTTATGTTCTCGTCCTTAAATCCTAGAGTAATAATCTCACTCGTTGGATATGATGCTTTCTTATTTTCTTCTTTCTTGAATTCAATGTTCATGATATATCCTAACTTACTAAATATTTCGATTAATGTTTCTATTGTAGGTACATTCTTGCCAGATTCAATTTTAGAGAGATAAGATTGTTTAATCCCAATAATCTTAGAAAATTGAACTTGAGTTAAACCTAAGTTTTTCCTTATCTTAGTGATTTCTTTTGCAATGTTGAACATAAAGTTAAAGACTCCCTAGTATTAGTAGAGAGTCATAGCTTTTACATCTTATATATTATTTAGTCTTATCACTAAAACCAAAAATATCCTCGTAGTTTTTAGCAGCTTTATTTGGCTCAGGTGGGTTTTCTATATCTGTCCACAATTGTTCTGCACTTTCTCTAGTCAATCTAATAGACTTACTAGACTTTTCTATTTTTGGAGTTCGAGCAATTAGATTAAATTTAAGAGCAGTACGAGCTAACCATTGTCTAAGTCCCATAATAAGCGTCTCCTGTTGGTTTACTTTTCTTTACTAGGAAAGGAATAAACATCTACTCCAGTAATATCTGCTTCACCTAATTTTTTAGAAATATTAGCAATGTTTGTGTCTGATTCTGGATAAAGCCTATCTAGTAGAGAGGATACACCAGAGCTTCCCCATCCAAGTTCTCCTCTATCTTTATTTGGTAGTTCTTCTACAATTTTAAATAACATATCCTCACTACTAACACATTTAATCTGAGCAATTCTATCTCCTACATCGTAAGGTCGAAGAAAAGGAAGTAAATGATAAAAGACTACACTATACTCACCTGTGTAACCCTCGTCCCCAGTTCCAATCCCATTACTTAAAATCATTCCAGTCTTAAATATTGAACTCCTCGAACGAAGTTGAAGCTCTGTATTTGAAGGAAGATTAAGAGCAAAACCTAAATGATATTTATATCCATAAGTAACAGTGAAAAGATTAAACAATTTCCAAGTTAATGATTCCCTTCTAACCGCTACCACATCAGCACAAGAGTCTTTAGGGTTAGCTTTTTTAGGAACTTGAGCATTTGGATGAAGTAATTGAATTTCAATATTAAACATAATAAAAAGGGCAGCTATTACACTACCCTATAACTAAACGACTATCGACTACAGATCTTTAAGTTCAGCAGTTAGAGTTGCAAGTTCAGCTTTAAGTTCCTCAGTTGCCTTACTAGCTGTTTCTTGGTACTCTTTCTCATACACAATCCTTTCTAGATTTTGAGCGCGTTGTAATTTCTCTGCTCTAACCTTAGCTTTCTCCTTAGCTTTTTCTTCTTCCTCTAAGCGAGTCTCTAAGATGTACTTAGCAATATCAAACTTGAGTTGAGTAAGATAATTAGTAAGATTAGGCTTCTTAAGGAAAGTAATTTGAGTAGAACTTTGTAATTCAGTGTACAAGTCTACTGTTACTTTATCTAAACTATCTAAATCTACATCCCACAAATCCTCAATATTCCAAAATCCAGAAGGCTTAGTCTTTTCTACTTTATAACGTACTTTCTTACGTGTACCTTCAGCAATTCGATTAGTGTCAGTCATATTCTTATCCACTTTATTTTGTTACTACTTTAAAAATTCTAGTGCTTCCATTACTCTCTACTTTAGCATAGAAAGTCGGATTACTAGAGAGTGAGAAACCCAATCCACTTAGCTGTTCTTGTCCATCATCTTCTACCTCTAGTTTATGAGTTAACATTTCAAACACTCTCTTATGGTTTCTATACAAATCATCTTTTAGAAACTCATTGAAGAATCCATTCGCTTTGGGATTTCTACATTTATCTAAGATAAAGAATAAATGCTTATTACCAATCTCTAAACCATCCCAATGATTAGGAGAGTAGAGAATCATATTTACTTTCTGGAATTTATTAGTATCAATCTCCCATATCTTAGTAGACTGTACTTGAGAAGTCTTAGGTTCTGTGGGAAATACTACTCCAAACTTTTTAGTATAGGTGAAATTAGCAATGTAGACATATTCACCTTGTCGTATAATTCCTTGAGAATCGAACGTATAAACTTCATCATTGAATTCTACTTCTACTGTGTAATTCTGGGTAATAGCACGATTAGTATAGTTATGTACTCTAATCATATACTTACCCTCTATGAGATTAGAATCGTGAGAGTAAATAATATTTTCTACAGGTTCTAAAGTAGTAGGATGGATATTCATGTCAATGTCTAAATGACCCCCTGTTTTCCTAGAACGTTTATTGCCGTAATAAATTGTTTCTCCCCCTGTTATTTTTGGTTCAATTACATGAAGGTCAAGGTCTGTATAATTGTCCCAAGCTAGTGAAATACGTAACTTACCGTCTATCTTTCCACCTGCTTTTTTAACTTTCTCTTTAATCGAATCTGCTACTCCATTGTTATAACTCCAGGAAAGATGACACCCTTCTCCTTCCTCCCATTTAAATAAAGAAGGAGCTTCAGAGTTAACAGCAGTAACAAGACTTACTAAGTTATTCTCCTTACTCTTCTCAAATAAGATAGAGATTGAATCTGCTCTAGGTACTTCATCATTTAAGAACTTATCTAAAGTAATCTCCTGTACATTCTTCAAGCTTTTAGGACTAACTGGAATTTCTTCTTTTAACTTATTGAAGAGAACCTTAGTTTTGTTTTCAGAATTAGCAATAGTTCTAGAATCTCCACGATTGAGATATATTGTATTATTGACCTTAACATCGGTATAATTAGCAAACCTACGAGCTAAAGAATCTTCATAACCTAACTCGATGACAGTTTGAAGTGCGTCATCCACCATTCTTTGAGTCGGAGCCACCTTAACACGTTTATAGTTATTGGGGTCTACTACCGAACCATACTTATTAACCGCTGTCTCTATATCAGTATCATTACTTAAATCGATTAACAATGTGCCAATAGCAGAATTTCTAACTCTTGCTCCTAACTTTTGACAATTAACCCAAGCAAAATTATCTTTTCTCTGCTCCAAAACTACACTAATACTATTCTCAGCTACTAATCTTCTATACTCATCTTGAAGTTTTTGGAATGATTTAACAGCAGCAATAAATTCACTGCCACGATATAAATTACCGTCTTTCTCTAAATCAATTACTGACTGAACTGCATAAGGAGTAATTTCATCCAAAGCTCTTTTAAAGACATTCTTAGTATCTCTATAAGTAGCTTGTGTAGGAACAATATCTTTCTCAGCATTTACCTTTTGATATTCTTCTTTATTTAAGTGATAGTAGAAATGATCCCACCTAATTATCTCAGTAGTTATATTATTGACTTTTAAAGTTTCAAAATTAAAATCAGTTCCTAGCTTAGGTTGATTAGATACAAAGACATCTCGAATATTAGAGCGAAATACTAATTCACTCAGATTATCTACTACTCTCTGATACATTTCATCTGGAACTTCAAAATTCCAAAGAGTAGTCATCATCATATTTTCAGGGTTTATCTTAACTAATCCACCATAAGATTTAATAAACTGACGACAAGAATTACAATTGAAGCTTTGACGTATATCTTCAGGAAAAGAATTGATATAAGTATCCCACAACTCATCTTTACTTACATCACTAATAAAAATAACTCCTTTATCTACAGAAGACATTAACTTAGTAACATGAGCTTGGAAGATAGACTTAAATTGATTAAACAACATAAATAATTCCTCAGTGTGAATAAAGATAATATCGAAAAAAGGAGCAGTAATACCCACTCCTTATCTTAAGACTCTAATCAATGTCTTTTAGCAGAAACTTCAAGTTCTAGTCTCATTAGTTCAGACTTTTCTACTTTACTTTCTTCTAATTCTCTAATAGTTTCTAACATATCTTCTACTAGAGAACGATAAGAACATAAAGTATCTTCTAAATAAACATAACCCTCTTTATTTTCAATTTTTCCGAGTTCTTTTTGGTATTCTTCA